TCACGCGGCGGGACGCAATCCCTCGTCCGGGCCTTCGCCGTCGGCCTCCGGGCCCGCCTCCGAGGTCTCGTCCTGGTCGTCCGGCTGGGACGGCTCCTTCGGTTCCGGACCTGCCTTCTGAGGCCGGGGCACGACCGCGCTCGTGGACTCCGCCTCAGCCGTCAAGAGCTGAGGCAGCACGCTGGTGTACGTGTCCGAGGTGATCTGCCGTGAGCTGTGGCCCAGCCGTTCTTGGACGACCTTGATGTCAGCCTTGCCCAACAGCGCCAGCGTTGCCGACAGGTGACGCGTGTCGTGCAGGCGGATCGGGGGCAGCCCTGACAGCTCGACCAGTCGGTTGAACCGCCGACTGATCCAGTCGGGGTGCAGGGGCTCGCCGTTCTCGTGAGTCCAGACCCGATTGCTCTCGACCCAGGCTTCCTCACCGGACCACTGCTCGCGTTCCTCGTCCTGCGTGAGCCGCCACGCGCGCCACAGCTCGCGAGTCTGGGAGTCGAGCGTGACCGTCCGCACGCTGTCCTGCTTGGGGGCCTCGTCGTACTGCCGGTAGGCGATTTCGACGATCTGCGCCGAGATGCGGAACCACGAGCCGGTCAAGCTGACCTCCGGCCAGGGCAGAGCGCACATCTCGCCGCGCCGAGGGCCACGGAAAATGAACGCGTGCCACATAGCGCAGAGCCGGTCGTCGTTCACGAAGTCGAGGAATTCGCCGGTCTGCTCGGGTGTCCAGACCATGACGGGACTGGGCTTCTTGCCCGTGCGCTTCCACTCTTCGACGCGCTCGGGTGTCCACACCAGGGCCTTGGGCCGCTTGACTGCCGGCAGCTCGACCATCGCGGCCCAGTTGGTCGCGTACTCGCCGCGCTTGATGCCGCTGCCCAGGAACGAGCTGAGGGTGGCGTTGATGCGGTGCATCGTCGCGGCACTGGTGATCTTCCGCTTGCCCTTGCGGCCCTCTCGGAGCGCGGCGTTGGCGTCGAGGTAGGCCCGGCGCGTGGTGCGCCGCTCCTCCTTCTTCCCCGCGGCCCGGACCCAGGCCGTGTAGGCGGCATCGCGGGCTTCCTGCAATTCGATGACCTTGGCGTGGTGGATCAGCCGCTCGGCGTTCTCCCGCTCGATCGCGTCGTACATCGCCTCGACGTGCCGCAGCTTGAGGTCACGCCGCTTGATGTGCCCGAGGTGCGGTTCGAGGTAGAGCGTGATGTGCTCCTCGTACCCGTGCCGGGTGGTGCGGGCCAGGCTTCTCTTCCTCTTGAGCCAGGTGCGCAGGTCCTCCCCGACGGTGGTGTTGCTGAGGACGTCGGCGCCGCCAATGACGTCGCGGTAGACCTCGGCCGCCTTGGCCTTCGCCTCGTCCTTCGTGGCGAACCCGCCTCGCCGCACCCGCTGGCGCCTACCGCCCTCGCCGGCTTCGAGCTCGAAGTAGAAGTACCAGGTGCCGTGCCCCTTCTGCGTGAGCTTCGGGCACTCGGCGCCGAGCTTGCGCAGCTTCGGCTTGCCGCCCTTGTCGAGTATCGGAGTGCCATCGTCCTCGACCAGGGGCTCTTGGCACGCGCAGCGCCGCTGGTAGCTGGGGTTGAACACGAATATCCCCTTCGTGGCCTTCGGTTGTGGAGCTTCTGTGTCGGTCCTTGTCGAACCGATGCTCCATCTTGCCCCAACACTCCAGTGTTGGCGTATCCTTAAATCACGTTGGCGCGGGGGAGAACGCGACAACGGGAATGACAACGAAGGACGCTTCAGCAGCTACGGATTCCAGGGCTGGCGCGATGACTCTGGAGGAACTGCTCGCGCTGCCGCCGACCGTGAACGTCACGACGGCTGCGCGGGCGCTCGGGATCGGTGTGCACAAGGCTTACAGCTTGATCAAGACGGGGTCTTTCCCTGTGCAGACCCTCACGCTGGGCAGCACGGTGAAGATCCCTACGGCTGCGCTTTGGCGAGTGCTCGGGGTTACCCCACCGGCGCAGTGATCATTCCGTAGCCATTGGCGTACCCGATCTCCTCAAGGATCCTCAGCCCGGCCACAGGGCTGTGGCCTAGGATCGGGCGGCTACGGAGCACGAGAAGAACGGACGACCGCATGCCACGGCTCTACGGGTTCGACGACCAGTCGCGTCAGCGACTGCGTGATGACGAAGTGGATCCGCTTCGGCAAATGGTGAGCCGGGCGCTGGCCGGTCAATCGAACGCCGACATCGCCTTGTGGGCGAACGGCGAGGGCTACCGGGGAACGCTGGGCGGGGAATGGAAGGACGCCTCTGTTGGGCGTCTCTTCCGCAACCCGGCCATCGCCGGTCTGCGCTATGACGAGAACGGCGAGCTCGTCGACGCCGGCCACCCCGGCGCCATCACACGCGAGGAGTTCGAGGCCCTCCAGGAGCGGGACAAGAGCCGGAAGACGGCGGACGCAGACGCGCCGTACGACTACCTACTGGTGGACGGAGCCAGTCAGTGCGGTAAGTGCACGCAAGCTCTCCAGGGCGCTCGTACGAACGCAGGTACGCCGGGCTACCGCTGCCGCCCGAAGAGCAAGCAAGGGCGGGGCGGTTGCGGCGAGGTCCGTATGGACGCCGAGCTGTTGGAGAACTACGTCGGCGAGTACGTCGTGGCTGAACTCCTCAAGCCCGGCATCCGGGACCAGATCCAGGCTGCCCGAGTAGCCGTGCGGGCGGAGGTGAAGAAGCTGGAGGCAGAGGCAAAGGACCTGGAAGGGCGCCGGACGGAGGCGGCCACCCTCTATGGCAAGCGCCAGATCAGCAGCGACGCGTTCGTAACCGCCGACGGTGAGATCACCGCAAACCTCAAGGACATCCGCTCGCGAATTCGATACGCAGAGCAGATGGCGAACTTCTCGCTGGGCAGCGCCAAAGACCTCGTCAGGTGGTGGAACACGGCACCGCACTCATCGAAGAGGGCCATTACGAGGCTGCTCTTGAAGAAGGTGGAGGTTTTCCCCGCGAGTGCCCGCGGCGTACGCACCGTCGAGCCAGGCCGAGTCGTCCTCCACTGGCGCAAGCTGTCCCGCGTGTCAGACGGCGGTTGAACCGACCGCCTTCCGGGCTGCGATTCGCCTTCCGACCATGGCCATCGTCAGGCCCGTGATGAGCGCGATCACGGCGAGACCGGCCAGCAAGGGCGAGACGACCTCTTCGTAACGCAGCGGCCAGGGGTGACCCAGGTAGTGCATCACCAGGTATGACCCCTTGCTGGCGGCGTAAGCGACACCGAACAATGCTGCCGTCGCCGACACAGCCAGCCCGCTGGCTGTCCAGATGTGGCCGCTCCGTCGGGCGGACAGAGCCATCCCGGAGCAGAGGAATGCGATCTCGCCGCAGGTGATCGCCACGTACCCCAGGTAGACCATGAGGTACACGGTGACACCAGGAGCTGCGGCGTATTCGGTGGTGAATTCGATGCTCTCACCGCTCGTCTCGACGAACAGCGGCAGCATCGCCATAAGGACGCACACGCCGAAGGCGATGCGCGCGTAGAGGCTGGCCTTGAGGACGTCCTGGTTGTACGACCAGTCCACGAGCATGAGCTGTAGGCTGCCGCACCACAGGACGGCGCAGATGTGGGCCCCGAGCTTGGCTGCGTTGTTCATGCCGGTCATGGACTCGACGAGGTTTTCGACCGTGGGCACGGCGAGAAGGACGCCTACGCCGCATACGCCGAAGGCCACGGTGCGCGTGAACCGAGCGACGCGGTACTCGGCTCGGGCCCTCTGCCGCCAGGCTTCCCGGCCGGAGAGCGCGGTACCGGCTATGCAAACCAGTGCGCACAAACCGAAGACGATGCCGTCCATTCGTTCAATTTCCTTCCAGATCAGAGACGGCCCGTTCCGCTGCTTCGGTGAAGCTGAGTCGCCTCCGCCGGCCTGGCCGCGGAGGTTCGGCGGCAGGCGGTAGCGGATCGGGAACTTCTGGGACGGTGAGGTCGCTGCCGCCGTGCCGCAGTCGGATCTCACGCGCCGCCTCCAGGAGTTCGGCAGCTCCAGCTTCGCCCAGGTCATGGACAAGTCGAAGCGCCTCGCGGGCGTCGTGGTGCTCCTCGTAGACCGATAGAGAGGTCAAACCGTTGTAGCCGGGAAGCAAGTAGGCCGCCGGACACTCAAGCGCGCGTGCGAGGCCCATGAGTTGGGAGGTCGATGGGTTGGACTTGACCCCGTTCAGCAGCTCGTTCACGACTTGGTGTGTCATCGCTGGCTTTCCGCCGGGAGTCTCGGCTGTGGCGGCAGCGATGGCGCGTGTGCTTGGGGTCTTCCCATCTGTCCCGCGCTTCCTGCCGAGCAATACGGCGAGTTTGCTGGACAGTGGGGTGTCCGGGCCAAGCGGCATGGTGCTGGCTACTCCTCAGTGGGGTGGCCCGGCCGGGGCCGGTGTCGAGAATTGGCGCATTTTCGATGTACTTCGCGGCGACGGTGACTCGCAAGGCAGTCTAATGTCTAGGTTGATTGACATTAGGAGTATCTGAAAGCAGGATCACGGTAGACGTAGATCAAGCACTCACATGTGGTCGTCACCCCTCACCCGCCTGCCAGGCTGCGAGATTGTGACCGGCACCCCCAGGCCGCCACATGTGTGCCTCGAACTCGTCTGCGTGGGGATCTAAAAGTGCCCTCTTGCGGGTGGGTGCTGGAGCACGGGGAGGATCGGGGTGGGGATCGAGCTGGAGCGCGTACTGGCCCGGCTGAAGGAGTCTGGGGGCGTACCGAATGTCCATCTGGACGCAGGGGTCGCACGTGAAGTGCTCGGCGCCCTATCGGTGGTCGACCCCGGGCGGGTTGAGCGCGGAGTCGAGCAGCGTGAGGTAGCTGGCCTGGTGGCTGCGGGCTGACTGGCGAAGGTTTATTAGGTGCGGGCCCCGTCGGGGTCCGCACCTAGGTGTTTGACCTGCAAAAACTTCTCGAAAATCATGGACCCTCACTCTGAATGCATATAGAATAGAACCGCAAGGAAGGGGGAGGGAGAAGCCCCCACCGACCTCTTGGAGCCCCAAATGCCGCACAAGTACGCGACCCTGAAGATGCGTCAGATCCGACGCAACCCGAACCAGCCCCGCGAGACCTTCAGTGAGGAGGCCCTGTCTGAGCTGGCCGACTCGATCAAGGAGCACGGCCTCCTCCAGCCGATCGTCGTCCGCAAGGTCGAGGAGGGCGGGTACGAGCTGGTCGCTGGGGAGCGCCGGTTCCGCGCCAACGGGCTGGCGGGCAACATCACCATCGAGACGAAGATCCTCCTGGCCGAGGGCGACGCCGAGATCAGCTACATGGAGTCCTTCAAGAAGGCTATGGCCGAGAACCTGAACCGCGAGGACATGCTCCCGCTGGAGGAGGCGCGCGGCTTCAAGCGGGTCCTGGATGACGAGTACGACGGCGACCCCGACCAAGTCCCCAGCGTCGCGAAGACCTTCTCCAAGTCGGTCCAGTACGTCAACCAGCGCCTGGCACTGCTCGCCCTGCGCCCCGAGATCCAGACGGCTGTCGACCTCGGGCACATCGGCACTCAGGCCGCCGTCCAGATCGCCGCCCTGTCCCGGGACAACCAGAAGGCTGTCTTCGAGGACTGGAAGAAGGGCGACAAGAGCGACAACCAGCTCGTCCACATCGCCTACGCCATGCGCAAGCAGGAGAAGGCCGCCAAGCAGGACTCCATGGTCGACGTCAAGGAGATGACACCCGAGGAGAAGGCCCAGCGCAGCCGGACACAGGCCAAGACCCAGAGCGACCTCGACGAGATCGAGCGTATGTGCGAGCTGCTGGACAGCATCGGCAAGGCCGACCCGATGGAGCTGGCCCGCGCCCTGGAGGGGCAGGTGGGCAAGCGGCTGGAGCAGATGGACCGGGTCGCCAACTTCGTCCAGAAGGCCCGCTTCCAGCTCCGTCAAGCTAAGGCGCACGCCGACGCCAGCGAGATCATGGTCAACCCCGCGGCGGCTGCCCCCGACCTGGTCGCGGAGGCCGATGCCGCGCTCGCCAGCCTGGAGCCCGCCGCCGAGCCGACCGCCGACGCTACTTCGGAGACGGACGCGGAGGCGGGGTCCACCGCCCCGCAGGCCGAGGCGGCTGACGACACGGAGCAGGAGAGCGCCCCGGAACCGGAGGCGGGCGACGCCGAGGCCGAGCCGGTTGCCATCGCGGCCTGAACGATCCATCCCGGGGCGGCCCCCAGCGGGCCGCCCCCTCTTTCCACCCGGAGACCACAGTGATGAACGACATCCGCGCCATGCGCAACATCAATCGCAACCTGTTCGAGGGGGTGCCGGCCACGGCCAACGCCCTTGAGGAGTACGACTCCGACGCCGCCCAGCTCGTTCGGGAGGCCGCGCAGCATCTGGTCAAGGCTCGCCGCGACAACGACCCGCAGGCTCTGAACGAGGCCAGCAACACGACCTTCCTCGCCGCAGCCGAACTCCTCAACCAGGCCGGTGGTTCCGTCTACGTCCGCTTCCCCGTCATGGTCGCGGCGCGCCTGGTGGAACTCGAAGCGGCGCTGCTCGTCGCCGGCGCCACGAACGAGGCTGAGGGGCAGACCGTATGAAGCGGCCCGAGCGCATCAACGGCCTCAAGACCTGGCCGGAAGACGGCACCCTGCCGCCCGAGATCTGTCGCCGCTGCGACGCCGACCTGGCCGACACCCACAACCAGCTCGCCTCCGCGATCTGCGTCGTCTGCGGCTACTGGGTGTGCGAGCTGTGTGACGGCGGCACGGACCCTGCGACGGGGGACGCCGTCTGCGCGGACCACAAGGGCCATCCGCTCGCCGCCAACTGCACCCAGTACGCCTGATCAGGAGACCCAACCATGCAGATAGATCCCGACGTTCTCGACGTCCTCCGCGCGGCCACGGTCGACGGCCCGGCGCTCCGCCTGAACGGCCAGCTCGAACGCAACCTGTACGAGCGCGTCAACCTCGCCCTTCACACGGTGGGCGGCGTCTGGCACCGCTACAAGAAGGCCCACATCTTCACCATCGACGCCGCCGACGCCATAGCCGGGCTGCTCGCCACGGGCGAGGTGATCACCGATGTCGACCGGGGGTTCTACCCGACGCCGGAGCCCACGGTCGAACGCATCCTGGACCTGGCCGAACTCGAAACTGGATGCGAGGTGCTGGAGCCCTCGGCGGGGCGCGGCGCCATCGCCGAAGCCGTCGCCGCCCGCGGGGCCATCGTGGACTGCGTCGAACTCGACACCGCCCGCGCCGAGCACATCCGCGCCGGCGGGTACGCCCGGCAGGTCACGAACGCCGACTTCTTCAGCGTGCCGGTGCAGCGCCGCTACCAGCGCGTCATCATGAACCCCCCGTTTGCCGGACGCCAGGACATCCGGCACGTGGAGCGGGCGCTGCGCTTCATCCAGCCCGGCGGCCTCCTCGTCGCGATCATGTACGGCAGCCTCACTTACCGGGGCGATCACAGGACCAATGACTTCCTCGCCCAGATCTGGGAGGCGCGGGGAACCCTGTGGGAGCTGCCCGCAGACGCGTTCCCGGCGGTAGGGGTGGCCACTGTGATCGCGGTCATCCCGGTCCGCGACGTGGCTCCCCCTCGCGGCATGCGACAGATCACGCTCAGGCCCGAGGACTTCACCGCTCAGTCCCGCGCGGTGCAGCAGGACCTGTTCCTCACGGACGAACCGACCGCTCACGGAACAGCGCCTCTCGACGGGCTCGGCTACGGAGCGCCGCATGACGGGCGGGACCACTCTTCGCGCAAAATAGATCCCAACACTCAAGAGTGATACGGTCTATCTCGTTGGAGGGAACGGCCGCAGCCGAGGAACCGGCCCACCAACATGCCGTGGCATGCGGCATCCCCTTCGGTGCCTGGCGGGTGGCCAATCCCCCGCGCCCTACCCGCCAGGCACCGGCTCCGCGCCGACGTGAAGCCACCCGGGATGCCGCCACGTCCACGATCACGCCCGGACCCGCCCTCGCCCACGGGGGCGGGTCCCCGTGCACTCAGGAGCGCCATGAACGCAGAGGACTTCAAAGGGGATCCAGCGGACCGCGAGCTGTACCTGCGCCTCCTCGTCGAGCGTGACGGCCCGCCGATCAACGCCCTCATCGAACGCGACCCCGACCTCAAGGTTCGACGAGGGCCGGATCTCGAAGCGGAGCGACATTGCGCGGAGATCGAAGCGGCCATGGCACCCAAAAGACTGAGGAGAGCATCGGCATGACAGAAAGCCAGGGGTCAGAGAGTGCGGACCGCCGTGTTGTGCCCGTGCCGGGAGCCGAGTGGTGCGGTGCTTGTGAGGCATGGTGTCAACCAACCGGAATCTGCGGCTGCAATAACCGCTAATCTCCTCCTGTCTCCTTCCTGTGTACCGGCCCGTCCCGGGGATCTTCTGGAGATGCGGCCAATGTAGCCTGCGTTACAGTAGGCATTGAGGCGAAGGGTGTTGTTGTGGTCCCACCCTTGCGTCGCTGGAGGTGAATTCTCTGGTGTCGTATACCGCAGTCAAGAACATTCTGGTGGGTGTTTTCCTGAGTGCCGGAATGCTGGCGCTTGCGAATTACCCAGAGGGCTGGTGGCCACAGCACCAAGCGATTCTCATGGTGACGCTTGCTCTCGGGTTGGCGGCTACAGCTTTTGAACCCTTCTGGCGGCAGATGGGGCTTGCAAAGAGAGTGCGGGAGGCTCGCCAAAGAGATGCGCGAATGCGGCAGGAGATGGGGGTCGTGCTCCTTGGGCTAGTGGAGCATGCGAATGCCGACTGGCGCAGATCTGGCGTCTTCGTGCACGTGGCAAGCCGATGGCCAACTTGGCTTAGAGCCCGCCTTCGTCCGGTTTCATTCATTGGCATTGATCGAGATGATCAAAATTTGGGTGCAGCATTTTATCGCTACGATCACGGGCCGATAGGGACCACTTGGGCGAGGAAGGAAGCACTTGCTGAAAATTGGCAGCAGATCTGTGCCGACCTGCGTGTGGACTGGGAATCGAAGCGGGCCGCAGGGGTTGTTGACCCCAAGTCGAGAATAGGGAGAATTGTGAAATCTCCGATGGGCCAGTGGTTCGCGCGATCTTCCCGGGGGAGAAAGATCACGGGGTCGACGCGCTGGCGCGCCAGGGTCGATTCCTGGCTGTGGAACCGCATTGATAACAATGAGCGATGGAGGATGACTCTAAGCGAGTTCCGGGATGTCGAGCACTATCATTACCTCGTGACCTGGCCCATTCGAGATCCTAGAAACCGCCACGTTGTCGGTGTACTCTCGGCAGACGTCAGGCCGCGCCGCGGGCGGCCAGTTGATGTTGATCTCAATGGTCCGATTGCAGGTGCATTGAACACTGCAGCTGGTCACATCCAGGAACTCGTGCGTCGAGGAGGGCGAGATGCGTAGAGTTGACCTTCCTCCGGTCGACGAGGTAGATCCGGAGTACATCAAGTACAAGGCGCAGCTCGGTGCCTCAGAGGCCGAGCTTGAGCGACTGCGGGAGCGGCTCGCTGCCCAACAGGAGAAGCTTGCGACGGCCGGGGCCGGGTCGAACCGCTCAGGTCGCGGGTAAAGGGACATCGCCAGTCGCGGAGCCTCGGGCAGACGAGATCCCATAGGCTGATGTCGTAGGGCGCGGGGAACGGCCTACACAAGGGACGCCCCGTGACCCCGACGCCCGCCAATATCCCCGAACAGCTCCTGCCGCTCGCCGTCCCCATCGGGGATCTCACGCCGTACCACCGAAACCCCCGCAGCGGCGACATCCCCTCCATCGCGGAATCGCTGACCGTCAACGGCCAGTACAGGGCCATCGTCGTCAACAAGGGCACGTTCACCGGCCGGCTCAACGAGATCCTGGCAGGCAACCACACACACGCCGCTGCCCAGCAGCTCGGCTGGAACCAGATCGCCGTCACCTGGGTCGATGTCGATGACGATGCGGCTGCCCGCATCGTCATCGTCGACAACCGGACCAACGACCTCGCCGGGTACGACAGCGCCCTGCTCGCCGAAGTCCTCTCCGAGATCCCCGACCTCGCGGGTACGGGATACGACCGCGAGAGCGTCGACCGACTCCTGGACGACACCTCACTCCCCGAGACACTGGAGCTGACATCGGACGGCGCGGGCACCGGAGCTGCCGCCACGGTCGACTACCTCCAGTGGGGCTACCTCCAGTGGGAGTCCAAGCGAGTGCGGATCACCTCCGAAGAAGTCGAAGCCCTCAACGCCATCTACACGAAGTTCGTCGACGACACCAACAGTGACCTCGGCTTCGGCTGGCACGTCCTTCAGGAAGCCCACCAGGAGGGCGAACCCGCATGAGCAAGGCACCCACCACCACCTTCCACGAGGCGTACCCGCTCGACCAACTGCGCCCCGCCGACTACAACCCGCGCCGCCTCAGCGAGACGGCCTTCGTCCGGCTCCAGGCATCGCTGCGCCGCCACGGCGTCGTCAAGCCGGTCATCCTCAACGCGGACGGCACCCTTGTCGCAGGTCACCAGAGGACCAAGGGACTCAAGGCCATCGGCCTCACCCACACCCCCGCAGTCATGCTCGGCACCAAGGTCAGGTTGCAGGACGAGATCCAATTCAACCTCCTCCACAACCGCGTGGAGACCGAGGCCAGCGTCGTCTACGCCGAGCCCGGCGAGATCGGCGCCTGGTCCTGGATACCGTGGCAATCCATCCGCGTCACCGAACGCAAGAACCTCTCCTTCGTCAACGCCATCGGCCATATGACCGCCGGCCATGGCCCCTGGGGCAGCGTCGTCATCGATGACCAGGGCCGCATCGTCCTCAACGCCGAGTACGCCGTCGTCGCCTCGTTCTCGCGCTTCGACGTCCTTGCCTGGACTGTGTCCTCCGCCGACGCCGCCCAGCTCCACGCCGATCTCACTGGTGAGTACGGCGTCTACGACTGGACCGCCATCGAGAACAAGGCACCCGTCTGGAACCAGCACATCGTCCAGCCCAAGAGGCTCAGGCAGTTCTCCTCCAAGGCCAAGGCGGGGAAGCTCGCCTACGGCTCCGAAACATGGGACCAGCTCGTCACCCCTTGGCTGAAGCCCACGCACCGCGTCGTGGACTTCGGCGCCGGATACGGCGACTACGCCAAGCACCTGCGCGCAAAGGGCTTCAACATCCACGACTACGAGCCCTACCGCTGCCGGGACGGCTCGTACGCCGTCGACATCCGGGCCGTCGTCGGCATGATCCGCGACATCGACAAGGACATCCAGGCGAACGGCCTGTACGACGTCGTCGTCCTCGACTCCGTCATCAACGCCACCACCTCGCTCGACTACCAGCACTGGGTCATGACCACGGTCAACGCTCTGTGCGCCGCCGACGGAGTGGTGTGCCTCGGCACGCGCAACCTGGCCCGCGAACTGCGCGACGAGCAGGCCAAACGCGTCACCTCCCAGACGGCGACGACGAAGATGAGCTTCCTCGACGAAGACAACGTGGAGATGAACTTCGTCAAGGGGAAGTGGCAGAAGCTCCGCTTCCACACGCCTGAAACGCTGGAGCCGCTGCTCCGCCGGTACTTCAAGGACGTGCAGGTCAGCGACCTCAGCGGGTCCAACCTCAAAGCCACATGTCGCCGCCCGATCCCGCTCCCCAAAGAGGAATACGAGAAGGCATTCGAAGAGGAATTCAATATGCCTTATCCGAATGGCTTCCGCCATGACAGGCATCTGGAATTGGTGGGAAATTTGATAAAATTGGTAGTAGAGAGAAATGAATCTCTCGCCAATTGAGAAGAGTGTGGGGAGCGCGTGTTGCAGCGAATACAGGTCCAAATTGAATCGCGAAGTCGGTACCACATCATGTGGCTGGCCGGCGTGCGGCACGTAGCTCTCGACCAGCACTGCCTGCGCAGCTTCGGCCAGCCCGAGCGTCCCCGAGTGGATGTCCGTCGCCGGCACCAGACCGTTGAACTCCCGCCGAACAACCCGCCGCTGGCCTGGTACCTGTGCGCGCTGCCCAACCCCTGGAACTGGAGCCAGAACGCCCACCTGGCATTCGAAGGCGCACCCGGAGAAGAGTGGGAGGGGCCCGCCCTTGTGCCGGGTCTGCACGTGCGCCTCGGTAATGCTCGCCCCATCACTGGATGGGGCGAGCACAGCATTCCTGCGGAAGAGCCGCGTCGGAACTCGGTCCGCTTTCGCACCTGCCGCAACTACCAGTTCGCTTGGTGGCTGCGCACCGAGCGCGATGCGCCCGACGCGCCGCCTGAGTATGTACGCCCCCAGAAGCCCGAAGAGGGTGAGCAGATGTCGCTGATCTGAGGAACGGGGCGCTGGGGTGCCAACGACCCGCCCCCGGCATCACGAATCGTCGCCGTCGGACCTGTCCTGACCGCGGACAGCGTGCTTGGCTCGATGCCAAGACTCGGCGATGTCGGGCACCTGGTCGAGGAGTCCCTTGATCACGAACAAGGCCACGGCCAGTACACCCGAGGCGCCAAGAAGCCACAGGATGGCGGAGTCCACCGGTTCAAATCCCATTCCCTGTCGGGCGGTCGAACCAAGGTGGCCGATAGGCAGACCTCAGCTCGACCACCACGCACATGCGTGTGGTCAGCTGAGGTCCTGCCGACGCTCAGAACTCAGATGGTGCGGTGCTAGCGCAACCTGAGACGGGCTCTCCTTACAGCATCGCTCTGTGCGGAACACGGCCTGGGCGGCAAGCCCCGGCCTACCTGGGACGTCGGTTCCAGGCTCCCGGCAAACGCACTTGTCATCGTAGACAGCGGGGACCTGATGGCTCAGACCCCGCTGCGTACAGAACTGTACCCAATCCGGGGCGAGTTGGCGGGAGTCCGCGCGAACTGCAGCAGAGCGTACGGGGGAGTCCCGCAACTGATGCCAAGTGCGATCATGGTGACGGGCGCGGGGGCGCACCCGAGCTGTGGAGGACCCCGCCGTGGGACGCCCCGACAAAGCCGCGCGTGCGGCCATCGCGCGCCGCCGCTCGGACGCCATCGACCTACGACTCGCCGGCGTGGACTGGCTGACGATCGCCCGCAAGCTGGCTGCCGACCCGACCGCGAACTCTGACGGCATCGCCTACCCCCAGGGCTACGGCATCGAGCGGTACCGCAAGAACCAGGACCCGCCCACCGACGAGGCCCTGATCCACGCCGCCTGCCGGGACGTCCGCACAGCACTCGCCGACCGCCGCGCCGAGCTAAACGACGACGTTGACGAGCTGCGCGAGCTTGAAGCCGACCGGCTCGACCGGCTGTTCTTCGTCGCCTACAAGAAGGCCGTCCGGGACCAGGATCTCGCGGCCATCGACCGAACCCTGCGGATCATGGAGCGGCGCGCCCGCCTGCTCGGCCTCGACATGCCCGTCAGGACGGAGCTGTCCGGCCCCGACGGCGGGCCGGTGCAGATCGAGAACGTCACCGCCGACGAACTCGACGCGCTGATCGCCCTGACCGACCCGGACGCCGAATGAGGCCCCGGGACAACGAGAGCGTCATCGCCCACTACAAGACGCTGCCGCCAGCCCAACGCCGTGCCATCGCCCGGTCCGCCTCCCCGACGCTACGGGCCGAGCTGGCACGCGCGGAGCGTCAGTTGGCCATGGACCGCTCGCCAGGCGCGCTCGCCGCCGTCCTCACCGGCGGGCGAGAGATGCAGGCACCGCACCTGGACCTGATCGACCGCGCGTTCATCGACATGGCCGAGGGGCGGTGCGACCGGGTCATGCTCACGATGCCCCCGCGGCACGGCAAGAGCCGACGCGCCTCCCGCTGGGCTCCGCTCTGGTACCTGAGGCGCAACCCCGGCCACCGCATGATGATCGCCAGCTACTCCGCCGACCTGGCCGACGACCACGGCCGATGGATCAGGGACGCCATCTACACCTGGGGCGACGACCTCGGCATCCAGCTCGCGGCCGGCAGCAAGGCCGCCAACCGCTTCGACATCGTCGGCGGCGAAGGCGGGCTCCTCGCTGCGGGCATCGGAGGCGGCCTCACCGGACGCGGCGCCCACATCGCCATCGTGGACGACCCGGTCAAGGACATGGCCGATGCGGACTCGCCGACCATGCGCAAACGCGCCTGGGACTGGTGGACCTCCGTAATACAGACCCGACTCGAACCCACCGGAGCCATCTGCCTGATCCAGACGCGCTGGCACGAGGACGATCTCGCCGGGCGCATCCTCGCCACCGAGCGAGACGCATGGCGCGTCATCGACCTCCCGGCCCTTGCCGACAGCCCCGATGACCCGCTCGGCCGGGCACCCGGCGAGCCGCTGTGGCCCCAGCGATTCGACGCAGCCCACCACGCCCGAACCCGTAAGCGTGTCGGCGAACGGGTCTGGGGCGCCCTCTACATGCAAAAGCCCCGCCCGGCCGAGGGAGGCGTGTGGAAGCGCGGGTGGATCGACACCGCCCGCATCAACGCCGTCCAGTTCTCCGGCATCGACATGGCGCGCATCGTCGTGGCAGTCGACCCCGCCGGCGGAGAGTCCACCGTCGGCGACGAGACCGGCGTCATCGGCGTGGGCCGGGACTTCGACCGGCAGCTCTACGTCCTCGCCGACCGGTCAGGCTCCATGGGCGCCAACGACTGGGGCCTTGCCGCCTGCCGACTCGCCCTCGAACTCAAGGCCGACGCCATCGTGGTGGAGAAGAACTACGGCGGGGACATGGCCCGCCAGATCGTCACGCAGGCATGGGAGCAACTACGCCGCGAAGGCGTCACCAAGGGACTGCTCATGCCGATGATCCTGGAAGTCACTGCCAAGGTGGGCAAGCGCCTGCGCGCGGCACCGGTGGCACAGCTTTACGAACAGCAGCTCGTCCACCACGTCGGCGAATACAGCGAACTGGAGGACCAGATGGTCACCTGGGTCGAGGGAATGGATAGCCCGGACCGGATGGACGCCGCGGTGCATGGGCTGACCGAACTAGCCGACCCGGATCAACTGGACACCCTGCCATCCGACATCGACGACGACCGCTTCGACGGGCGCCGCTGAATCGGCTGGCCTGCTGACAGTAAAACGGCCCCATGAAGAAACGGCCCATAGCCGCGCAGTGGACGGCCACATACTCACGTGAGTACGTGTTCTTCACAGGAGGCAAGTTTTACGCGTCATCCCGCTATGCTCGGCAGGGGCTACCCCACCAGGGGGTGACCCCTGTGGAGTGAGCACCACCCGCGAGATGCGGGCACCGGCCGCCAAGATGCCAGTCGAGAACGGCCGATGCCCAGCCCGGCTACTGGTCGCCGAAGTGGCTGCTCAGCCAGACCGCGATCTGGATGAGTAACCAGACTCGGCGGCCAGTCAGCTGCCTCCGCTTCGGCTTGGCGTGCTCTCCCACCACACTCTCCCTTCACCGTTAAGGCGTAGAGGACATGCCCGAACTCATGAACGGGCGAGCGGGATGGGTGACCCACAGTAGTAGCAAGCCGACCCTATGCACTGCACCTCCGTATCGTGGCAGCTTTCGCGAACTCTGCGGCTAATCAGCCTTGTGCTGTGGACGACTACTGGGTGCTGCCGCGCTGCTAGCCTCCGGGCATGGGGATCAGGGGGAGTTGGGCCACAGCCCTGTGCACCGCAGCCATCGCCGCTGCGTGCCTCACGGGCTGTTCGTCCAAGGCTGAGAAGCCGAGCCAAGAGGTGCAGCGCGTCGCCCATCTTGACCGAGTACGCGAGACGTACCGGCTCGGGCGCCGCGAAGGGCTGGCCATGCAGCGCCAGAAGATCGCCAGCGGTGCAGCACCTTCCTACTCCAGCCCGAGCGAGAAGGAGTGTGCCGACCGATGGGATCAGCTCGGTGAGCACGAGCAGAGCGCAGGCGACCGAGTCGGCTTCCTCTCCGCGTGCTCCTCATTCCCGGCGCCGGGCATGCCCGGCTATGACGAGGCTGTGGCTGAGGTCGCCGGGAAGAGGCCGTAGTTCGTGGTGTGAACCGACGGCGTGATCTGCCTCGGGCAGGGTGGCGGTCGTCCCCCTGGAGCGACCGCCACCGGCTAGCTATCGCCGCTGCTCGAACATGACCAGGAACGGGGACACGAATCCCGACGCTTCGACCGGGCTGGTGTCCCCGAAGACGATCAGCAGCGCGCCGGCCACCAGGGCGAGCCCGTAGATTCGGGCCGCGGTGGCGTCGTGGCCGTTGCTGACTTCGGGGACGGCGTTGTTTTCGCACATAATGGAGTAGCTCCTGTTCTTTGCTGGACAAGGGCACACGGTTACTCACAGCGACTAGGACCCCTGTGGTAACCAGACGGCGGCTGGGGCGGCGGCGCATTGCAGTGCGCGTACTGCCTCAGCCGTTAGTCATGGGTCGACGTGAAGCCTTCACCCCCATAGTTCGGCCATACGACCTCAATGCACAGGGACGCGCAGAGGTCGAGCAGGTCCTCTCTCGGAGCTGCGGGCACGAGCAGCGTGAGGGTGGGGGTCGGGTGGAAGAAGCGGCGGTAGTCCATGAGGGTGCCGATCGCACTTCGAACTGACTGCCGGGTGGTGTTGTGTTTCACCTCGATGAGTCTGTTCTCGGTGGCGTCCAGAAGATCGACGCGGGCAATTCTGGTTTCGCCCTTCACCCGTACCTGTGCGCTGACGACCTCGCGTCCGAGACCGTGCAGGTGGTTCGCGTAGTCCCCGGTCAAGCGTCGGAGGATGTCGGTCGGGGATTCCTGAGGCTGACGGCGGACACGGGCAACGGTGATCTCGGGTGCCTTGGTGATGCGTGTTTCAGTCAACGGAGTGACCGGCAAGCGGGGGCCCTCGGGGACGGTAGCTCCTACCGGCCGTAGCCGGAAGACGATCACAGTCCGGAGGTCGCCGTTCGCGTCCGGTGCGTCCGCGATGTAGTACGGCTGCTCAGAGTCGACCTCGAAGCGGCCCAGGTGGCGATAGAACCGGCCTGGTTCGTCTGAATGCCTGCGGAGCTGGTGGAACAGGTGCACCGCGCGGCCCTGCTCCTTATGGCGCAGCAGTGCCAGGTTCCCCCGTGTCATCTCCTGGTCGCCGTGCATGCCGGCGCCCGAGAAGTGGAAGGTTCCGTCCTCCCCCCACCCCGTGATGTCATTCGGGCTTGGTCGCTCGGTGACGAAGACCATCACCATCTGAGACTGGGTCGACGGTGAGATGCCGCCTTGAGGGGTACCGCCGAAGCGCGCGTGCAGATCGCGCCGCGCTACTACCTCGCCTACCTTCAGCTCATCCTTGGTCACCGTCCACCTCCCGTGCCATGAAGGCTAGCGCAGTCACCGTGATGAAAGAGGGTGACCTCGGGTCATCACCTGAAGAACGCGGTTACTTGAACTGCGCTTATGCGTCGAAAGCCCCGCAAAAGATCCTGTGCACCCGCCCTAGGTGTTATCGAGTCGTTATGTACGGCCTTGGGGGGTGGGCATCGGGCACGTAGGGTGTTGCCTGCGGCGCGGGGCCGACTGCCTGGAGGGGCACAGTGGGCCTGCGTGAGCTGATCACCGACGTCTGGAGCTGGCTGGACTACAAGCCAGTCATGGCCGATCCACGCCGACCGGGACGCAACGCCTGGGCGGAGCTGACCTCATCCTGGGTTCCCGACGAGGACCTGCGGCGCCTCGCCGCGTACCGTCTGCTGGCCGCGTACGACTCCAACCAGGCCGGCCAGGTCGCCGCGATAACCGGCGACGACGAAGCCGGCACCGAGCGGCGCGAACTCGGCGACGCCTCGAAGCTCGTCGACACTGCGCTCGGCTACCTCCTCGGCTCCGAGCAAACCATCACGGTCGCAGGTGCGGAGCATGCTGATGACGAACCCACGGACGAGGCCGCCATGGCACTGGCGGTACAGAACAATTTGAGGGCGTGGGCGGAGAAGGAGCTGTTGCCCCTGCGCATCCAGCAGGCGGAGCGGACCGCGATCCTGCTGGGCGACGCGGTTTACAGCCTTGCCTGGGAGCCGGCGAAGGGCCGCGTGCTGCTGCGCACGTGGGATCCGGGCCTGTACTTCCCGGAGTGGCCTGAGGACGGCGAGCAGGATGGCGCCGAGTTCCCCATGCGTGTCCATCTGGCCTGGGAGCTGCCGGAGGACAAGCGGCGCGGCCTGAAAGCCAGGCTCCGCCGCGTCACCTACGAACTGGGCCCGATCGCCCCCGCCAGCCGACGCGGCACAGCGAAGAACGGCAATGCCGTGCGCGAGTACATCTACGCCGACGACGGCGAGCCAGTCCTCAGCAGGGGCGACTCTCTCAATGGCGACGCCGGCGTGATCACCCGCACCTACCCGTGGGCACCGGGTCGTCCGACCCCTTGGACGTGCTACCTCACCGATGCCGAATGGGAGTTGGACGACCTCAAGTACGCCGACTTCCTCTACGACTTGCCCATGCACAAGGCCACCTACCGGGTCCGATCAGACGGTGAAGTCCTCGACCGGCTCGACCTGATGGTGGACTTCATTCCCCTCGTCCACGTCACCAACTCCATCCCGGCCAGCGGCGAGCACTGGGGCAAGCCCACCGTCGCCACCGTCCTCCAGGCCCTGGACGAGCTGTCCGCCACCGACACCGACAGCTCCGGAGCATCAGCCACCACCGGCTCGCCGATCATCGGCCTGGCCGGGGCACGGCTTCCCATCGACCGCGCCACCGGCCAGCCTCTCCCGGTTAAGGTCAGGGCCGGGACGGTCTGGCAGCTCAACGACAACGGGCGCATGGACGTCCTGGACACCTCCGCCCAACTCGCCGAGCTGCGCGCCCGCGTCGACCACATCCTCGACCGGATCGCCGCGAACAGCCGCCTCACGGCGGCCGGCCTGGGCACGCTCGACCCAACAGCCCTGCCATCCGGCTACGCCCTACAGCTGGCCCTCGGCCCGCTGGACTCCTTGGTCGCGGCTATGCGCCTGGCTCGCAACCACAAGTACGTCATCCTGCTGCGCATGGTCCAGCGACTGCATCAGGCCGGGCAGGCCGAGGGCTGGCCCGCGGGGGAGTCTCTGCCCGCCCGCTTGATGTGGGGGCCGCACACCCCCACCGACCGTGCTGCCGTTCTCGACGAGGTGGTCAAGGGCGTGGGCGCCGGTGTGCTGTCCGTCGAGACCGGCGTCCGAATGCTGATCGATGCTGGGTATCCCATCGATGACGCTCAGGCGGAGATCGAGCGAATCCAGGCCCGCGCCTTCGATGCTGCTGCGCGACTCGCCGACGCCACCGGAGACAATGCCGCTGTTCGTGAATACCTGGGGCTGCCCGAGCCCGCCCCGGAGCTGCCGAGCACGTCCATGATTCCAGCCGGAGCGCGTGGTGAGTGAGTTGAGGGAACTCTGAGCCTGACGGTGGCTGCGCATCGGATAATCGAGTGCATGTCGTCCCACCACCGGTACCCCGGCATAGCTCAGTTCCCGCGCCCTGTACCCGTTGATGTGGAGGTGCTGGGTCTTGCCTTTGACGTGACGATCGGAAGACACCAAGTCACGGTTACTCTTCCCGTCCTCGAAGGTGAAGCCCAGTTCACCCCACCCCCTGACCGCCTTGGGCGGCTGGACCGACTTATCGCTCCGCCTGACGTGACCGGCGAGGCTCTGCCCAAGGCCCTGCTGCGCACCTCCACGGATGCGTGGGGGTATCGCAGCACGCAACGCATCTGCTATGTCGAGGCAGTAGCCATCTCGCCGATCCTCGAACATGAACAGGACCTGCTGGAAGAGCCTGTTCGTGATCTCGGTAACAAGTTCTTCACGTGGTTCCGCATCTTCCAGGAATGGGCCTGTGCGTGGAGTGGTGAGCCGATGCAGGACTTCGACCCGTACCGCCCTTCCGCTGTTCACGTCGTGGACGATCAAGGGGAGGTAGTTAGCAACGGGCCGAGGGAACGCGGTGTATATGTTTGGCCAAGGCCCCTCAATCGAGACCAAGTTGCGGGTGCGATGCGACGTGCGTCTGATGGGGAGTTGCTCCCGCCTGAGCACCGCACGCTGCTCGAAGCTGTGGAGGCGAAGATTGGGGCCATGCCCCGCAAAGCAGTTGTTGATGCGGCCACGGCCGTCGAGGTGGCGATGGGTGGCTACATCACTCGCGAACTCACCTCCAGGGGCATAGGTGCGTCATTCATCGATGAGGTGATCAAGGGTGTTAATGGACTGATGAATCTGCACAGCCTTTGTACGGAGCTGGGCGCGGATCCAGGTGTGTCCAAGAACAAGCTTGGCGCGCAACTCGCCAACGTCAGGAATCGGGCTGCTCATGCGGGGGTGCGACCCACATGGGCCGAAGTTCGGGCCGCTTGTGATCACGCTGCCACAATCGTGCATGCCATTACTCCTCTTCCGGAAGCGTGATGGGAACCATCCGCTCGAGCCCGGTATCACGGGCTTCGCCCGACGTGCGCTGCCGAGTGCATCAGGAAGCAGCCCCGTCCAGCAGATCGCTAGACTGATCATCGGCGTGGGGGCGCTGGAGACCTGTGGATGGTTCACGCATGACGCGCCCTTCGCTCCCTAACCCCTTTGTGCCGCTCGGGCGCCGCCGTGACGGGCGACCGATCTACCCGATCCTCGGAGCTTCCCTGGAGAATGACTCCAACGAGCCCGAAGGCGACGGTGGGGCACCGGGCGGTGCCGTCTCGCAGGAGGATCTGTCTCGGCTGCTGGCCCGCGAAAAGACGCAGGGCGGACGCGCAGCCGTGAAGAAGCTGCTTGGCGATCTCGGCTTCGACAACTCCGAGGCGCTGACCGAGTTCATCACCACGAAGCGCGACGCCGAACAGGCCGCGCTGTCGGAGGTGGAACGCCGAGAGCAGGCCGCCGAGGAGAAGCTGAGGGCGGCTGAGGCTCGCGAGGCCCAGGCCGCAGCCAGGGAGCGCGCCGCCATCCGACGTGCGGCTCTCGCCGGACTTGGCGCAGCCGGAGACGACCTCAGCGACGCAGTACTCCTCATCGACCGGGCCCTTGACGACCAGCCCGATGTCGACGAGGACGCAGTCGCCGCGGCTGCCGAGCAGTTGAAGGAGCGGCGACCGGAGCTGTTCGGCCAGACCCGCGAGACCACACCGCCCGCTCCTGGCGGATCTCCCGCCGGCGGGCCGCCGTCCCGTGGCGGCGTGCCGCCCAAGCCCGGCGCGGCCGGGCTGGAAATGGCTCGGCGTCGGGGCTTCATCACCTCCGACTGACCAGGTTCAGCGACGTCATGGCGCACACCATGACCCCACCGGCGGGATAGCCGGACATGGGGACCACGCCCCTCACTCCTCCCGTGGACGGCGCCACCACCAGGTGAGTGCGCGAATCCGATTCGCTTCACGTCCACGGGAGGACGGCTGTGACACTCCAGCCCATCACCACGTCGACCTCGTACACCGCCGACCGGGCCTGGCTCGCGGCGCTGCACGGCACCGACTCCACCGAGACCATCACGCTCGACATCTCGAAGCTGACCGCCGGCACGCACACCGCCGCGTCGGCCGACACCAACCAGCCGTATAGCCGGGTGCTGTCCGGCGTACCCGTCGGCAAGATCACCGCGAGCGGCCTGTACGGAGCCTTCGATCCGACGGCGACCGACGGCCGCCAGAGCCTCGCCGGTCACGTCTTCGCCGAGGTGCTGTTCGCGCCGACCGCAACGAAGGTCCCTGCCGCACTGCTGTGGCACGGAGTCGTCGTGGCCGCGAAGGTCCCTGGCGGCATCGACACCACCAAGGTCACCCCGTCGGTGACCGGTCCGCAGATCCGGTACGTGTGAGAGGCGGCCGACGATGACCATTCAGGACCTGATCAAGAACGTCGCCGCCCGCGACCTCACGACATTCGCCCGCGCCATCCCGTCACAGAAGGACCACCTGCTCACCAAGGACGGCGGGATCATCCCGACGCTGGAGCAGGACGAGGTGAAGTGGCGGGTCAAGGACAACGGCCGGTACGTCAACGTCGCCAAGTACCGCGCGTTCGACGCCAGCGTGCCGTTCGCGACCCGCGAGGCGTGGCAGACCACCCGCGAGGGCATGCTGCCACCGCTCGGACAGAAGCTGCTCGTCGGCGAGCAGGAGCAGGTGCTGCTGGAGGCGTCCCGCGGCGCGGACGAGGACCGGCTGATCGAGCTGCTGTACGACGACACCGAGCGGCATGTCGAGGCGATCCGCTCCCGTGTCGAACTCGCGTGGGGCGACGTCCTGGTGGACGGGAGGTTCTCGCTCAACGCGGAGAACGGCCTGACGATCGAGGTCGACTGGGGCGTGCCGGCGGGCAACCTGCCGACCGCGCCCAAGCTGTGGTCGGACCCCACCTCGGACCCAATCAAGGACGAGCTGGCGTGGATCCAATACCTCGATGACCGGGGCGCTCCGTTCCCCGACATGGTGGTCACCAGCCGGAAGGCGTACAGCTTCCTCGCCGCAAACAATGCCTACCGCGCCGCCTACTACGGCTCGGTGAACCCGTCGAACACTCCGACCGCGACGCTCACCCCGCAGCAGATCAATGTGGTCCGCGACAACTACGGCCTGCCCCCGATCACCTTCTACAAGGGGCAGGTGCGTGTCGACGGTGTCCAGACCAAGGTGCTCCCGGAGGACCGGTGGATCATGCTGCCGCCGGACCGTACGAAGTGGGGGCAGACGATCTTCGGTGTGACTGCCGAGGGCCTGGCGCTCTCGCGCGGGACGAACCCGGAGATTACCAAGGAGGACCGTCCGGGCATCATCATCACCCGCGGCGCTCAGGATGACCCCGTTCAGATCTGGACCAAGGGTGCGGCGGTCGGCATGCCCGTGCTGCACACGCCGGACGCTCACATCGTGGCCAAGGTGATCTGATGGGTCGCCGCCTCGCCACCGCCGTCCACGTCCAGCACCCGACTTCGCGCGAGTGGATCGTGCTGGAGCCGGGTGACGAGCCTGACGACGACCTGGCCGCCGAGATCACCAATCCGGATGCCTGGGAGAACGACGAGCCGTCGCCCGGCCCGGAGGAGTCCGAGCCGGACGAGCCGAAGAAGGACGAGCAGAAGCCCTTCGGCTTTACCGCGCCGCCCGAGCCCGAGCCCGAGCCCGAACCGACGGCGCCGGCACCGAGGCGGCGCAGGAAGGCCGCCGACGCCGACGAGTAAGAGCACACGACACCTCAGCCCGTCCCCGCCCCGCCTTGGTGGGGGCGGGCCACGGCCATCCAGGAGCACTGATGGACCCGATCCTCCTCGCCTGGCTCCGGGCGCAGCTCGGCACCGCCACGGACGAACAAGACCTCGCCGCCCGCTACGCCCGACTCGGACGAGCCCGCGCGGTCGCCGCAGAGGTTCTTGCCGAACGCCGTGCCAAGCTGCTCGCTGAACCGCTGCGCATGACCGTTGACGGCGTGGTCACTATCGATCAGAGCAACAACCTTGCCGGACTGGAGCGCCAGATCACGGGCCTCACTGAACTCGTCGCCCCGGATGATCCGGCGGCAGGAGAGGCCAGCGCCGACCTGGTCACCGCGCCGCTCCTGCCGTCTCGGCGTACAAGGTAGAGCGGCTATGCCGTACGAGTGGCCGCCACTGATACCCGGCGACCCCGATGAGATCGCGCGCCGCGTCGCAGCCGTACTCGAGGACGCCTGGCAGCGCCTGGAGGCCAAACAGCGGGAGGTGATCGCCAAGTTCGCGGACAATCCGCGTACTCCCTACACCCTGGCGACTCTGGAGGAGTTCAAGCAGGCGATCAGGGACTTCCGGCAGCGCGTGGATCAAGAGGCCCGGCAGTTCGTACAGCGGCAGCTCCCTCATCTGTACGAAGAGGGCGGGCGGACGGCTGCCGAGGCCCTGGGCGTGACCTTCACCTGGACCACGTTCCACCGTGACGCACTGCAGTCGCTCGCAGCAGACTCCTACGCCGACTTCCTGCGCCGCTCCGAGGAAGCCGAACGGATGGCCAGCCAGTTCTACCGGGCAGTGCGGCAGGCTGCTCGCCGCGAAGTGCCACTGCTGGCAGCGGGCAACATGACCGCGAAGCGGGCCGCGAAGAACCTCGCGAACCGGCTCGCCGCGAAGCACAAGCTGACGCACGTCATCTACCGCAACGGAGCCCGCGTCCCGGTGCGGGCATGGGCCGAGGCCGCCACGCTCGCGAAGTCGGCCGTCGCCTATAACGCGGGCACCCTCAACAGGTCTCGTCAGGCCGGTGTCAGCTTCGTTGAGGTCTTCGACGGCTCCGACTGCGGGTGGACTTCTCACCAGGACGCGGATAAGGCGGCCGGAACGCTCCGCGCCGTCGAGGACGCAGCAGAGTGGCCCATCTCGCATCCCCGCTGTCGACGGGCCTTCGGCCCCAGGCCGGATGTCCAGCTACCGCGGCAGCGCAGCGATGGGGACAAGAGGTCAGAACATGCGTACGCTCCACCTGCGACCTGACGATTGTCGGACCCGTACGTCAGGTGAAGCGCAGACGCGGAGTGGTCCTCCCCAAATCCCCTGGGGAGGACCACTCCGTGCCATGACTACAGGTCGACATCACCTGAACGCACGAGGTCTACGAACGACGACCACGCGGCAGTCGACACGACGAGCGCCGGTCCGCTCGTGTCTTTGGAGTCGCGGATGCCGATCTGACTGCTCAGGTTGACAATCTCGATGCAGTTGCCCGTGTCGCCGCTGCTGTACGACGACTTGTACCAGGCGCTCTCGGGCGCCAGTTCAGGGGCCGTGGGGTGGTGCATGTGAGTGTTAATGGCTCTTCAACTCTCGGTCTAGTCGTTGCATGAACTCGGCGGTGTCCTCTGGCGGGAGCGCCGAGGACATCATCGTGTCGAATCGGCGCTTGAACCTATCGACCTCGCGTGGCTTGTCGGAGGTCGAGACGGCACCCCAGGCGGTGTCGATCTGCACCATCGGTGGCAGACCATCGCCAAGGTCGAGGATGGCGAAGTCGTGGGATGCGCGGTAGCCCCGGCCGGCGAGGGGGAGCACTTGAATCGCTACATGATCGAGTGCAGCCAGCTTCGTGATCTCTTCGTACTGCTCACGCATCACCTCTACGTCCCCAACGATGTGGCGCAGCGCCGCCTCACCCAGGATCACCCACAGCTTGACCGGATCGGGCTCTCGCCGTAGGACCCTCTCCTTGCGCTCCATGCGAAGTGCGACGTTCTGGCGGCAGAACTCCGTGGTGGTCTCCTCGACCGGCTTCCCGATGTCGAATATGGCCTGAGCATAACCCTCGGTCTGCAACAGGCCATGGACTGCCGTCGGTTGGTACACGCGGATCTCCCGCGCCTCCGACTCGACTCCCACGAAGGTCGGCATACCGGCCTGCATGACTCTGCGGTAGCGGGTCACCCAGTCCTGGTTCGACGAGTCGCGGTTCAGTTCGACAAGGGTCTCGATGACCTCCTCGTCCGTGACGCCGTACTTGTCCAGCAACTTGCGTAGGTCACCGACGTTCCGGAAGTTCAGGGCGCCTGTCTCGATGCGCTGTAGCGCGGCCTCGGAGAGCTTTGTGCCGGTGACGGCGGCCTTGCGCGTCATCGGCTTGCCGGTCTTCATGACGATGCTTTCCCGCATCTGCCGGAGCTGGAGCCCGAGTTCCAGACGTCGTCCGGTTGCCCCACGCTTCGCTGCCACTTGTGCGCCCTCCCCATACCGCTGTGCGGATCACCTGCTGGTGTGCGCAGAGTGTGGCATCCCGTGTGCGGGCCCCGCAGCCCCTTGTGCGGATCTCGGCATATACCAATGTGTCTTCAGTTGAATATTCACCGCAGATTCGGTTGCCGATGAACCCGCATAAGCGCCAACGTAGTTGTGTCGGCGGGGGGCGATCTCCTGGGGGAGGCGAGCCCGCGCCGGCGGCCGGAGCGCGCCGTGCAGTGCGGTTCGCGTGGGTGGCGGAGAAGAAGATCCGTCCCTGTCCGATGAGCGCGGCTGCGCTCCGGCTCCGATTCCTCACCCACGTGCCATGCGACTGGCAGCCGGCACATCAAACCAACACCGTGGAGGCAACCCATGCTTGAGGGACGCCGCGATACCACGTCCCGGATCATTCAGCCGGACACCGCGTACGTACCCTTGCCGGTCCGTACGCCTCAGCAGGCGATGGAACAGCTCGACGCGCGACACGAGCTGGAGGAGCGCGCACCCGACTTCTTCCACGTCCCGGACGCTCCCCGGACCTGGCGCCGCCTGCACCGCGTCCTCACCAGCGAGGAGCGAGTGTCGTGACGTCCATCGGCTTAGGCGTTGTGGCCGTGTTCGGACTCCTCGCACTCTTCGGCTCGAAGTGGGGGAGGCGATCATGAGTGCCGCGCACCGAAGGAAACGCCGATTGCCGCGCCTGCGCTGGGCGATCAGGCACCCCTACCAGACGCTCCTTCGTAACCACGACAAGGCGATCGGCAGCACTGGATTCGGCCTCGGCCAGGCCGCCGTGATCGGTTCCTTCACCATCGGTGTCGTCGGCTGGCTCACCTACCAGTACGTCGTTCACCTCGGCCCCTAAGAACAGGTCATCTCCGCGCGGCCGGATCGCTGTCCCCGCGCCGAGATGACCGCAGATGGCTTCCTCCGCCTCCCGTAGCGACCGCTGCGCTCGCCGACACGGGCACGGCCTGGTCCCGGGATGGTCAGAGCGGAGGAAGCGGCCCGCTCCCTGGTGGGTACGCCGTCCCCGTCGGCGCAGGGAGCCGGGCCCCGGCCGCCGCTCCTTACGCGGAGAGCGGCGGCCGGTAGCCACGCCCAGTGCTGTCAGCCCAGCGATGAAAGGCCAACTTGCCGTGCGAGCCAGCTCAAAACGCGCCACGCCACCGGCATTCCGTAAGCCGGACGCGTACCCACGTTGTCAGCACCGCCCCGCCTGCCCCGCCGCGGAGGCCACTGACCGGGAGGCAGCACATCCCGTGGCCTGCCACCCTGAGCAGGGCTGGAGCCTGCTGTGTAACGGTGTCCTGCTCTTCGAGGACACCGGTGAGCTGCTGCCGGACGGCCGGATCATCCAGCCGCATCGTTCGCTCTCGATCGATGCGCGGGCTGCGGCATGACTACTCCTCTGATGCCGTGGTCTTCCGTCGTCCCCTACGTCACCGCTCGGCGGGGCGAGGATCCGGACTCGGCCGCGATGCTCGGCCTTCGCCCCGGTGGCGGAGGGCTCTGTTACCTGGACGAGGGCCCCAGGGATCGGGACGATCAAGGGGTCCTCTGGGCCCGGTGCTCCCAGAATCGCGAGGACGGCTGGCCCGTCGGCTCTCCGCGATGGCGGGAGGTCCATCCGTCTCGGCAGCGGGAGGCGATGCAGGGGCTCCGGTGCCAGGTGTGCGTCGTCCAGCCGGCCAGCCGGACCGCCAGCGGCTACCTGTTCCTGGCAACGAGGCCAGATGATTCCGTGAAGTCGGATTGGCCAGAGGGCGCCCTTACCTGGCAGCCGCCTCTCTGCCTTGATTGCGCTGTGGTTGCGGTCGAGCAGTGTGGCCACTTGGTGAGGGCCGGGGCTGTGGTGATTCGGGTGCGCGTACCGCGTCTGTACGGAGTGGTCGGCACTCTCTACACCACCGGCCCCGACATGCGGCCCGTGCCCGTGAAGGTCAGCGACGAGGAAGCGGATCGGCCCTTGTCGTACAAGGAGCGTCTGCTCAGGCCGTGGTTCCTGGCGTCTCAACTCGTACGCGAGCTGCGCGGTGTCACTGTCGTCGATCTCGAACGGGAGGTCGCGGCTGCTCGCTCTTGACCTCGCTTCCTCCGCCTTGCTTGCTGACCGCCTTCATCAATCCACCTTGAGGGGGACTCCTTGAGTAAGTCCGATGACGATGCCTTCCGCGTGGTCTCGTGGAATGTCGAGCACAACGGCACCGGCCGTGATGGCTCGGACGAACGCTGGCATCTCGCCATGGAGGTCCTTGCTGCTCTCAACCCCCATGTGCTGCTGCGCCAGGAGCTGACCCGCGCGGACATGTACGGCAGGCGCGCGGTGTGGGCTGAGGCCGCTCGTCTGGGAGGCCACGCCGCGTTCCTCGCCAGCGCCACACCGGAGTCCGCGAACGCGACTGGCGTCTACACCGATCCGGGCCTGTGCGAGCCGACCGAGTTCTACGAGCACGCGACCGGCATGTGGCATCCCATCTGCAACCCTGTCGTGCGGCTGAAGGGTGCCCAGACAAAGCTGAGTCTCGCGTCGTTCCACCTCTGCTCCTTCGACCCCGACCGGCGAGTCAACGAGGCGCGGCGGTTGACCACCCTGGGCAAGCCCGGGATGGCGGCGATCATCGGTGGCGACTGCAACTCCTATCCGCACAGTGAGGATGAGGCGGCCTTCCTCCCGGACTGGGACGAGGTGGAGGATCGCAGTCACTTCGAGCACCGCACGGTCGACCGGGATGGGCAGCGCGTTTCCGACACGCGCCCGGATCACATCCTCGCCGGTACACACCACGGCCGACCTCCGGTGTTCGTCGAGTTGGGGCAGTACGCCGCAACGCGGCTGCGCCAGCCCGGCGCGCTCTCTCCGACCGCGTCCCTGTGGCGCAGGGACCAAGGCGAGATGCAGCGCATCGACCGGATCTACGCCACGCCGCAGGTCGCCCAGGCCCTGACGAGCCTGGAGGTCATCGTCAACGACGAGATCCGTGAAGCGTCCGATCACTGTCCTGTCGTGGCCACCTTCAGCCTCTCCGGTGTGCGCCGCGCACTGGCACCCAGCGCCGCCACGGCTGCCTAACTCGGGAGGCGACCACCAATGAACCGGAAGTCCCAAATTACCGTCCTGTCCTGGAACTTCGAGCGCAATGGTGCGGGCATTGCAGCGAAGAGGCTCCGGGCGCACGAGTTGCTTGCATCCCTCAATCCGCACCTCGTCCTCCGGCAGGAGATGTGGGGAGCGGACACCAACGGCAACGAGATCATGTACGAGCTGGAGGATGTCCTCGGCCTGCGCGGCTGGCTGGGCCCGCGGGCGTGCACTGCGGTGTTCGCCGACCCCCGCAAGTTCCAGCCGCTGAGAGAGTGGCCGCAGACCGGCCCGATGTGGGTGCTGCCTCCGACAGCCATGACTTTGCGGTTCACGCCGGCGGGCAGTCGATCCATGCCGATCGCGGTGGCCTCGTACCACCTGAACTACGCCTCCCCGACCACCCGGCTCGCCGAGGCCGAATGGCTCACGGTCTGGGCCGACAAGACGTGGACGACGGCCGACGGCGAGACCGTGCGGATGCCAGCTCTCCTCGCTGGGGACAACAACTCGTACCCCTCACCGGGTGTAGAGGGAGACGTCGCCCTGCCGGAACTGAAGGCCATAGCCGACCGGCCGCACCGCTTGCACCGGTCCTTCGTTGGGCCCGGCGGCAGGCGCGTCATGGACACCCGCCCGGACGAGGCGCTGCGCACGGCGGGGCTGGAGGATGTCGCGCGCCATTGGGCGAACACGCGGGATGGGAGCGCGAAGGCGCTTTCTCGCACGGTCAACGGTTGCGAGACCCACGGTCCGGACTCACGCATCGACCGCATCTACGCCACGAGCGACCTGCTTGGAACTGTGGTCGGCGTTGACGTGATCGAGGTCCCGGAGGCGGACTCGGATCACCACGTTGTCCGCCTCACGCTCGACGCCGACATCCTCTCGGACGTGCTCAACCACCAGCTCGAATTGGCTGTGGCATGAACGACGGCCGCCGCGGTGAGCGTCGGCGGCATACCTGAACCCCGGTCCGGGGGAAGCGGCCCCGCACGCTCCAGCACGTGGTGCATGGCACCTCGGACCGGTGGCCGGAACTGCCTGGGCCGTGTGGCTATCTCACTACGCTCCAGGGCCTGACCGGCTATCTGCAACACCGCAAGATCGTCTCGACCAGTCAACGGAGGTATCACCATGATGCTCAGCACGCTGGAAGGGCAGCCGGAGTCCACCGGCGCCGTCGCTCAGGACCCGTTCGATCTGGACATCACCGTCTTGGACGCCGGTAAGACCACCATCGAACTCGCGGCCTCCGACGGTGGTTGTGGGAGCACTTGCGGCACCTCGTGTGTCAGCAACGCTGCCTGACGCAACACCTCGAACTCCCAGGACCGACGCCAACGTGTTCTGGGCGCCGTCGGCGACGGCGGAACCGGCTCACCGAGCCGAACCTTCGGATCGGCCTCAACCCTTGGAGGAAACCCCGTGGAGATGAAAGTGGAGATGAAGGACGAGTTCGACCTGGACGTCAGCGTTCTGGAGTCCGGCGTCGATGACGGTCGGCTGATCGTGCTGACGGACGACGGCTGCGGCAGCTCGTGCCCCAGCGCGTGCGCCACCAAGGTGGCCTGACCACAGGGGCGCTAGTCCATGCCGGTTCGGGCAGTGGTACGCCGCTGCCCGAACCGGCACCTGGCTGAAGGGCTTACGAGGGAGGGAGCACATGGCTTCGAGACGTAGCCGACAGCTGTATCGGTGTGGTCAGTCGGTGCTCGTACGAGCCGCCTGTTGGTCCGAACTGGACCTGCCAGCCTGGCCGGACATGGCTGACGATTCGCCCGGACAGGTGCAGCGGTGGCGCGAATGGCTGGCAGAAGTCTGGGCGTTGTCCGCGGTTGCCGAAGCGATCGAGCTGGCGAGCCCGGACCTTGCACAGCAGGTGGGAGCGGTGTGCTCCGACGCGCGCCTGGACGTACGGCAGGTGCGCCGAACGGTTCTGTCCGTGATCCGATACGTGATGCGGATGACGAGTCGGGCCACACCTTTCGGACTGTTCGCTGGTGTGGCGCCGGCCGAATTCGGCGCCGAGACCGCGGTTCGTTGGGGCGAACGGCACCGTGCCCTTGCCCGTGCTGATTCCGCCTGGCTCAGTGACGTCATCGGCCAGCTGGAAGCCGTGCCGGAGGTGCTGTGTCGGCTACCGCTCATGGCAAATGCAGCGGTGTTCTTACGGGGCAACCGGCTGGTCGTTCCATACCCGCCCCGGCGTCGCCCCGTGGAAGGTGGTGCCGTGGCCGAGGCGCGCCTGAGGTACACCGCACCAGTCCGGGTAGCGGTCGAAGCTGCCCGAGCGCCGGTCCGCTACGACGAGCTGGTGGAGAAGGTGGCCGCCGAGTTCCCCAAGGCAGCAGGCAAGATTGCTCCCCTCATCGAGACCTTGGTGGAACACGGAGCCCTGATCACCAGCCTCCATGCGCCGTCGACCACGTTCGACGCCTTCGCTCACCTCATGGATCAGGTGGAAGCGGCCCGTATCGAAGACGTGCCTGAGGCCAGTGAGATCGTTGGTCGTCTCCGCTCTGTTCGCCGTCGCATGAACGAGCACAGCCAGGTAGGCACCGGTCCCGCCAGCCGGTGTCTGCGCGCCGAGCTGCGGGGCCTGATGACGGACGTGAGCGCCGTCGCCTCTCAGCCCCTGGCGGTGGACCTGCGCGTGGACTGCTCACTCACCCTCCCGCGGGAGGTTCGCCGTGAAGCCGAATCGGCAGCGACGGCATTGGCGCAGCTGACTGCCTGGCCGTTCGGCACTGCGGCGTGGAAGGAATACCACAACAGATTCTTTGAGCGGTACGGCATCGGCTCCCTCGTCCCGCTCCGGGACGTCGTTGACCCCGACATCGGTCTTGGGTTCCCCGCTGGATACCTCGATGGAGAGCCCGAGCCGGAAGGGCTGGCGAGCACGCGCGACCACCAGCTTCTTGCCCTGGCCCAAAGCGCCGCGCTCGACGGTCGCGACGAGGTCCAGCTCGATGAGCAAACGATCACCGAGCTACAGCTTGGGGACCGAAAGAGGCTGCAGATCCCTCCTCACTTCGAGCTGCGGTTCCAACTTCACGCCGAGTCGGTCCACGCACTCGACAGCGGCGACTTCACGCTCTCTGTCATCAGTGCCTCCCGCGGCGTCGGTACCCTGTCCGGTCGCTTCATCGGTTTGCTGGACGAATCTGATCGAGCCCGAGCAGCCCGTGAAATCGCGCAACTGCCGACGACCGATCCCGGTACGCGGCTGGCCCAGCTCTCCTTTGCACCGCTCGACCCGAGCGACGCCCACGTAACCCGCGCGCCCGCATTGGCCCCCGAGATCATCAGCGTGGCGGAACACCGACCAGCCGGCCCGAGCGTGATTCCGCTGAGCGATCTCGCAGTGGGCTGCGACCGACGTCGCCTCTACCTGGCTTCGGTATCCCGAAAGGCCCGAGTGGACGCCTACGCACTACACGCTCTCGACCTGCGAACACACACCCCGCCCTTGGCCCGGTTCCTCAGCGAGATCGGCAAAGCGCAGGCCGCCGTCGTCACCGGCTTCACGTGGGGAATTGCTGATCGGCTCCCGTTCCTTCCGCGCCTGCGCTACGGCCGAACGGTCCTCTCGCCGGCCAGGTGGCGACTGACGCGCTCCGAACTGCCCAGCCGCGCTGCTCCGTGGAAAGAGTGGCGCGAGGAGCTGCAAAGGTGGGCAGAGCAACGCCGGCTCCCGAAGTCGGTCTACCTGACCGAGGGCGACCGACTTCTGCACTTGGACCTCGGGCACAGCGCACACCTCGAACTCCTGCGCTCGCACCTGGACGTTTCCGAGCGCGCGGTGCTCGCCGAAGCCCCCCAGGGCACCAGCACCTGGTTCAGTGGCCATGCCCACGAGATCACCGTTCCGATGACGGCAGCCGTTCCCCCGCAGTGGCCCGCCGCACCAGCTGTCTCCGCTTCCCGCCTCATTGGACGTGGCCACGGGCGCCTGCCCGGCGGATCCGAATGGCTTATGGCCAAGCTGTACGGGCACAACGAGCGGCAGCCAGAGATCCTGGGCCACTACCTCCCGCAGCTCCTCGCGCAATGGGACCAGCCGCCAGCATGGTGGTACATGCGGTACCGCGACCCGCGCCCGCACATTCGCCTGAGGGTTGCTCTTCCTGACCCCGCAGCCTTCGGTCAGGCCGCCGCGTGGATCAGCAGGTGGGCGGATGGTCTTCGTGAGGACGGCTTGCTCAGCGACCTGCAATTCGCCACCTCCTACCCCGAGACCGGAAGGTGGGGACGCGGGGCAGCCATGCAAGCCGTCGAGGCCGTCTTCGCCGCCGACTCACGCTGCCTTGCCCAACAGTTCGCCCTACCAGGCGGCCCCCACCCGCAGGTCCTCGCAGCCAGCAACCTCATAGCCATTGCGGTGGCCTTCTCCGGCGGCTCGCGCGAGGGCATGGACTGGATGATCAGGTACGGCAAGATTCACGCTTCCGAACCGCTGGATCGACACGTGCTCGCAGAGGCGGTACGGCTGGCTGATCCCTCGGACAACTGGGCCGGGCTCCGTGCAGCCCCCGGTGGAGAGACGATGTACGCCCAGTGGGCAGCCCGCGACCGTGCCCTGGGCCAGTATCGGGAGCTATTGCGCCAGGCCGAGGACGTGAACCCCGACACCATCCTTGATTCGCTCCTCCATGGCCACCACATCCGAGCCGCCGGCATCGACAAAGACGACGAGCGCACCTGCCTGAGGCTGGCTCGGGCCGCTGCGCTCGCCTGGAAAGCGCGGCATTCATGAGCGAGACGTCAGACCTCAGGGTGCAGGCAGCAGCCGACGCCATCGCCGATCGCTTGGCTTCACCGGCCGATGTGCGCGGGCTTGAACTCACACAGGGCTGGTTTCCGCAGTCTCTGGCGTACGGCGCCGCAGGCGTCGCTCTCTTACACGTCGAGCGGGCCCGCTCCGGCATCGCGTCGTGGAAGCTCGCTCACGACTGGCTCACCTGCGCCGCTGAAGCCCCAGCCGTCGGCGGCGTGGACGGTCACCTCTACTACGGCGCCCCCGCGCTCGCCTTCGCTCTGAACGCCGCGGCGGCAGACCGGCCCGAGCGGTATGCCCGCGCCCTGGACACCCTCGACCGGCACATCGAGAACATGACGCGTCACCGGCTGGAGCGTGCACATCTCCGAATGGACCGTGGGCAGCTGCCCGCGCTGGCGGAGTTCGACACCATCCGCGGCCTGAGCGGCCTCGGTGCTCTTCTGCTCAGGCGCGAGGGCCAAGTCGACCTGACCCGAGCTGTCCTTTCCTACCTGGTCCGGCTCACCGAACCGATCGAAAGCTCCGGCGAGCTCGTACCCGGTTGGTGGTGCGACCTGGCCCCCTCCGGCAAGCCGTCACCGGAATTCCCTCAAGGCCACGCCAACACGGGGGTAGCACACGGCATCGGTGGCCCACTGGCTCTTCTGTCGATTGCCGCACGGCGCGGTGTCACTGTCGACGGACAGGCCGAGGCAATCAGCCGGATCTGCGCATGGCTGGATCGATGGCGTCAGGACGGACCGGCCGGACCCTGGTGGCCCTACTGGATCACCCGAGAGCAGCTTCGCTACGGCGATGCCGGCAACGGCCCCTCACGCCCGAGCTGGTGCTACGGAACAGCGGGCATCGCCCGAGCTTTGCAACTCGCTGGAATCGCGACGGGCGACACAGAGCGGCAACAGATGGCCGAGAGCGCCATGGCACACGCGATGACAGATCCGGAACAGCTGCAAGCGACCGGAGATCACTCCATCTGTCACGGATTTGCGGGGCTGGCGCACATCACGCGGAGCATGGCGGCGGACGCGATCAAGCCCGTCCTCGCCGAGCAGCTGCCTCGCCTGCTCGCTCCCATCACACACGTCGAGCCAGTTGCTCTGGCCACATCGCTTCTTCGGCCGCCGAACGGGCCCGGCGACATCGGACTGCTCGAAGGCGCAGCCGGCGTGGCTCTCGCTCTGCACGCGACGCAGACAGGCACGCCCCCCATATCCGGCTGGGACACATGCTTCTTGATCAACTGACCCGTACGAAGAGAGGCAACAGTGAATATGGCACCTGACGAGTGGCCGCAGCGCCTCGTCCAGTTCGCCACCTGGCCGGACTCTGAACAGCTCGCCGCCGAACACCTTCTGCCCGAGCTTGAGGTCGGTGCAGCGGAGGGCGAGATCGTGCAGTGGTCGTTCCTGCGCAAATTCCCGTGCTGGCGGATCCGGTATGAGCCCACTGACGATCGGGCTTCCACACGCCTGGACAGCCTCTTGGAACGCCTGCGGGCCGAGGGCTTAGTCAGCGAGTGGACGGTGGGGATCTACGAGCCGGAGGCGGTGGCATTCGGTGGCGCCGCCGGGATGAAGCTGGCCCACGAGCTGTTTCACCACGACAGTCGCCACATCCTCGAATTCGCCGCCGCTGTGCGGGAAGTCCCCGAGGCGCCGGGCCTGGGACGGCGCGAGCTGGCGATCTTGCTGTTCAGCGTTCTCATGCGCTCCGCGGGCCTGGATCGTTTCGAGCAGGGCGACGTATGGGCGAGGGTGGCCGCTGAGCGACAAGGCACGGCGGTCGCGCCCGTGTCCGACCGGGCCGCGAAGGCTGTGCGACAGCTCATGACCGTCGATGTCAGCGCCACCAGCAGGCTCGTCGACGGAGGCTCGTTGACGGGACTGGCCGACTGGCTTGCCACGTTCGAGTGGGCAGGGCAGCGGCTCGCTCGCCTCCACCGCCTTGGACGGCTGGAACGCGGATTTCGAGCGGTACTCGCCCACCACCTGATCTTCCACTGGAACCGATTGGGCCTCAGCAGTGAGGACCAAAGCACCTTGTCAAACCTGGCGAAAGAGGTAGTCATGGGAACGAGCGAATCCGCCGCGTCTGCATCAGGCACGGCCGCTGATGCCACTAGCCTCACCGGCGTGGATACCGACACGATCAACGACAACACCGCTGCCGAGAACCTCCGCAACAAGCTGGTCGACCAGCTCAAGGCCGATGGACGCGTGCACAGCGACGACATCGAAGCCGCTCTTCGGGCAGTACCTCGACACGTGTTCGTACGCCAGTCGAAGCCTGGCGCCACCCTCGAAGAGGCGTACGCCGACACCCCGGTCCACACCAAGTTCGACAGCTCCGGTGCGTCCATCAGCGCCGTCTCCCAGCCGTCGGTCAACGCCCTCATGCTGGAACTCACCGAAGCAAAGCCGGGCATGAGGATCCTGGAAGGCGGTGCCGGCAGCGGCCTGTTCGCCTCGACCATGGGACGTCTGGTCGGTGAAGAGGGGCACGTATACACGATCGACGTGGACCAGGACCTCGTGGACAACGCCCAAGCGGCCGTCGAAGAAGCCGGATTCGCCGACGTCGTGACCGTAATCCTCGGAGACGGCGCGGTCGGCCACCTGGAGGGCGCTCCCTACGACCGGATCGTCGCGACCGTTGGTGCTCACGGGATCCCGTCGGCCTGGCTCGACCAGCTCGCGCCCGACGGCCGCCTCGTCGTGCCTCTCCGGCTGCGGGGCAGCGTCTCGCGTGCTGTCGCCTTCGAGCGGGACGCAGATGGCCGCTGGCGTAGCGTCCGCAGTGCGATGTGCACGTTCATGCCGCTGCGGGCAGGGGTAGCTGATGACCCGCGGCGCCTTGTCGCACTGACCGACGACGGCGCAGTCAAGCTCCAGTTCAACCAGGAGCAGAAGGCGGACGAGGCGCTGCGCGGCGTGCTCGACCAGCCGGGAACCGAAGCGTGGTCGGGCGTGACGTTCCGGGGGTCTGAGTCGCCGGAGTACATGTGGCTCTGGCTGTCGTGCAGCCTGGACAACGCCCTCAGCCGGATGGAAGTCGATCGTAACGGCGCCGGGGCCAGCAACCTGGCCGACGGGTTCCGGCCCATGGCGGTGGCGGAACAAAGCAGCTTCGCCTACCTCACGCTGCGGAAGGCTGGTCTTGCCGAGGACGGCGGGCAGTTGTACGAGGCGGGAGCCATCGGCCACGGTCCGGCAGGCAAGGAGCTCGCCGATCGGGTGGCCGAAGAGATGGGCGTATGGAATCGCGGTTTCCGCGAGCGCAACGTGGCCTTCGAAGTCCAGAATCTCGATGGTGCACCGCCGGCCTCGGCGCCGGGACGATTCGCGTTCGACAATGCCCTCAACCGGATCGTCATCGAGTGGCAGTGAGATGGACGCCAGCCAGATAGTGCGGCGTTTTCCGCTGGTCGCCCGGCCTCGGCCTGCCTGTTCGCCCCTCGTTGATCGAGTTCAGGAGATCGGCGGCCTTGCACGGGAGGCCGAGCGCACCGGCCGGCTGGCCCCAGCATCTGCCGCCTTCAACAAGGCGGCCCTGCTCGCCAGCGACTGTGCCGTTCCGGACCTGGCCCGAACTCTGTGCTGGCGTCACGCCGTGGCGTACCTGCGCACCCAGCCCCTGGGCGCGCAGGTCGCCCGGTTCAGCCTGGAGCCCCTGGTCAACCTCGCGCGGCTGCTGATCCGTTCCGGCGACGGAGGCGGTGGCTTTGCTCTTCTCGACTCGATGTACCGAGCGGTGACGTCCGGCACGGCCGTCACGATCGACGGGAACGAGGTGTCCTTTGAGCGCGTCACCGGGGCGAACGAGGACCGCCGCAAGCTGCATCAATGGCTGTGGACCGTACTGCTGGCCGACGGTACGCGCGCCCTGGCCAGCGCCGACATGTGGGCGGAGGCACATGCCCAGGTCCAGCGGCACAAGGGCATCGGCAGCAGGATGCTTGACGGCCGCCAGGTTGCCGTCATAGCCCACATCACGGCGGGAGACATCGAACGGGCTGAGGTCCTGCTGAGTGGCACCGTTCCTGGTGAGGCGTGGGAGAGCGCGATTGCAGCACTTCTTACGGTGCTGTGCAGGCGGACGGCGAACCTGCCGGTCGACACTGCTCTCGACGACTTGGTGGATCTCTACCGTTCCCTGGAGCGAAGTGCTGGCCTGGCGGTGTTCCTCACACGGCTGGGGCTGTCCGCCATCGACCTTGCTGGTGGACAGGGTCCGGGGATTGCCAGCCGTATTGCCACAGATCTCGTCGAGGAGACCGTCGCGGTAGGCGACGGCTACGCAGCTCGCGATGTGCTGTCTCACCCTGGTTGCCACGAGTACATGACCGCCCAGCAGGCAGACCGTCTTCAGAGAATCGTCGAGGGGTGTGCTTTGGGCTCCGGCGCCATTCCCGAAGACCTGCGAGGGGACCTGTTCACCGCCCTCAACACCAGCGAGTCTGTGATCACCCGCGTGTGCGCTGCAGCACCTTCCGCTAGTGCCTGACGTCGTGGTGGGGACGGGCCGACTTCACCACCCCGGGCACAGATTCCGGGCTGTCGGCGGGCGCGGCTACGCTCGAATGCATGAGCGTGCCTACTGAAGGGCTGACTCTGGGGGCCGTCAGCGCGATCGTTGAGAAGAAGATCCTCACCGACAAGATCCGTATCTACCGGCCTGGCGAGCCGATCTTCAACCCGGACACAGGGCAGTACGAGCCCGGTCCGCCCGTCACCATCTACGAAGGCCCAGGCGCGATCTTCCCCACTGGCGGGCCCTCCGTTGTCCTGCACCTCGCCGGGCAGGCGTACGTGGACGACACCCCGTCCCGGTACCGACTGCTGACTCCGTTGTCGGCACCGGTCGCCTCCCGCGAGGACACCGTGACCGTCGTGCAAGCCGAAGACGAGTCGGCCATCGGTCGGACATGGCGAGTGATCGACATCGGGGAGACCTCTACCCTGAGCGTCGTTCGGACGACGTGGGTTGACCAGAACACCCAGAAGTCGGGAACGGTGGCGTGACCACCGCCATTGATCCGGAGGAGATTCGCAAGGAGCTGGAAGCCAAGCTCCTTTTGGACACGGTGCGCGTGACCAGGCCGACGGGTACGCCGGCGCTCGACCCCGACACCGGGCTTCTCGGGGAGGTGCCCGCCGACCTGGTCTATGAGGGGCCCGGCGCCATGCTGTCCGGGCACGGTCAGGTCACCGCCGAGGGGATCATCGGGAAGCAGTGGCTCGACGACACGGTGTCCTGGTACCGGTTGTTGACCCCTCTCGGCGCACCGGTGCCAGCCCGGTACGACCGAGTTGAGGTGACCGTCGCGCATTCGGGCAGTGCGGCGACCGGCGGCCGTGTCTGGCAGGTTCTCGACCCGGCAGAGGCATCAACCGTCGAACTTGTCCGTGTGACGCGACTGGACGAGATCACCCCGCCGTCCTAGAGCCTGTCCGACGGGTGCTGTCAGTGACCTGGTCCCTTTCATTCGACGCGCTGGAGGATTTAGCTAGTTCGGGGGAACCAGGCTTCGCCGTCGTTTGCGGCCGATTGCGTCGGAGATCTTCACCCGTACGGCGGCACTCTCCGGGCCGCCGCCCTCGGCGACACCGCCGGGTCGGGACTGTCACATGGGAGTGAACATGCGCATCCATACTGCTGTCGCCGCGTCTGCCCTGGCTGTAGTTGCCATGATCGGAGCCGCAGGCGGTGCCTTTGCTGATGACGGCTTGGGCGGCGGCAAGCTCAACAATCGCCACGGCCACTGGTGCAAGACGCACGACCTGAACATCGATATTCTGGGCCAGGTCGGGCTCCTCAACGGTCTGTTGGGTAACGCGCTCAATGGGGAGGGCAACCCGGGTGCGCAGTTCGACGGCGTGGGCTCGTCCTGCTGACAACTCGGCTTTCTAAGGAGCGAGCAGCAGCGGGCTGCTTTAACGCGGTGGGCTTTCAGTCCCGTCCGTAGGCCGGTGTGGCTGACCCATCGGACAGGCTCTAAGGCGAATCGGAGTGTCCGAGAACCGGCTTACGCTCGACGTATGGAGATCACGGACACTTCGGCCGCCTGCCTTCAGCAGGTGAGGGTCACGACGGACGGAACCAAGGCGTCGATACAGATAGGCGGAGTCGACTATTCGCGAGTCGTTTCCGGCTACACCATTCATCAACTGGCGGGTCAGCCAGCCGACTTGGTCATCCAACTTGCAAGGGGAAAGTCCGGCTCAGACTTCGACGGCTTCGCCCGAGTCGCGGTCGGCGTCCCCCACGAACCGGGACCTGCGGCAGCTGCATTCCTTTCGGCTATGGACGCAGGACTTCTGGAGAAGGCGGCCCTCGCCCGCCCTGACCTCGAAGGCGGCCAGTACGGATTCACCAAGGCGGTGCTCGCACAGCTCCAGCAGTGGGCGCGGGGAGAGTTCGACCCGAACCCGGAGACGAACTGATGGCCTCCCCGCAGAATCCGCACCCGAACGCCCACCCGTTGGCAGGGGCCTACAGCAACGCGCCCCAGATCGCGGCACGGTTGAATGCTCGCGCGGCAGCCGCGCTCCCGGCGGTGGCCAGCGTTGTGCAGCACTACGCCATGCTGCTGGAGACGGCGATCAAGGCCAATGCCAGCGGCAGACCGGGACCGAACGCGCCGACAGGCGACTACCGTCGCTCATGGACCCACGAGTTCAGCACCAGCGGCCTGAACGTTGAGGCGATCGTCGGCACCAACAAGCCGCAGAGCCGGCGCCTGGAGTACGGCTTCGTCGGAGCAGACAGTCTCGGGCGGATCTACAACCAGCCGCCGTTTCCCCATGTGGGACCGGCCGTCGAGCAGATCCGGCCCGCGTTCCTGGCAGCTGTCGGAGCGGCGGTGGGTGACTGATGGCCGTATCCGGACGGGTGCTCAGCCTCGCTGTTCAGACGATGCTCGGCACCGCGACGGGACGATCCTGTGGATACGGAACGGCACCCACAGCAAGCAGCCTGCCGACGGGAGCCGCGACGCCGTACTGCGTGCTGTATCCCGTCGGCTCCACGAGCGACGGCCCGCCCTTCGGCGACGCAAGCGCAGACGCCCGAATCGTCTACCAGATCACGTCAGTTGCGACGACGGCCGAGCAGGCCGAGTGGATGGCTGACAAGGTCCGATCGGGCATGCTGGCTCGCACTCCGCTCGGCTACACCTACCCGATCGTTGCCACCGGCTACGCGGTCATGTCCCGTGAGCTGGACAAAGAAGAAGGCGTGGCTGTCGCCAGCGGCGTATACAGTTACGTTCAGCGGTTCGCCATCGAGGTCACCACCCTCAGTAGCTAACCGACTCACCTCACCGCGGAGGCCCATCGCGGACGCCCGACTACTCGGTACGGGCCGACTCCCAGCTTGATCTGTTGGGGACGGGCCTGCCGCATTCCGGAGCCGTCAGCGTCCCCGGAGAGTGAGAGTCGCGTGTCCACCACGCAGCAGCGTTTCATGCGCCGAGGCACCACCCTCTTCTACTTCCTGCAGAAGATCGCCTCCGACGACAACATCCCCACGCGCGCCGAGCTGGCGCCCGCCAACGCCACCAACCTGTCGGACACCATCTCCGACGTCGAAGGCTGGTCGCTGGAGAACACCCCCATCGACACCCCGGACATGGGGTCGACGTTCGCCACCACCATTCCCGGTGAGGACAAGGCCGACAACAGCTCGCTGACCTTCTACGAGGACAAGGTCAGCGACACCATCGAGACCCTGCTCTCCAAGGGCGTCATTGGCTTCATCGTCATCCTGCGCAAGGGAGATGTGCCGCAGTCCAAGTCGATGGACGTGTTCCCCGTCCGCGTCGGCAGCCGCAGCCCGTCGTACTCCACGGCCAGCGAGCCCGCCAAGTTCAAGGTCACCTTCGGCATCACCGACGAACCGGTCCTCGACGCCGCCGTGCCGGCGAAGACCGTCTGACCGGGGGTGCCGCATGACCACCGTTATCACCGAACCGCCCGCCGCCGCAGTCGCCCGGGACGCCCACTGGTCCGCCAAGATGGCCCGGCTCAAGGCACGCAAGCTGCCAGAGCGCAGCCTGCGGCTTTGCGACGACGACGAGGCGAAGAAGAACGCCACCGACGCCGCCCTGGAGCTGGCGAAAGCCCGCACCACCGCCCGCGCTGAGTCCGTCGAGCAGGGCATCGCCGAGGCCGACCGCGAGGAGTGGATGCTCGCCCGCCCGGACGTGGTCGCCGCGCAGCTTCGACTCGACGCCGCCGAACGTGTCCTGGAAGACGCGACGGTCGTCCTGACCTTCCGCGCTCTGCCGCGGCCTGCCTGGGAACAGCTCCTGCGTGATCACCCGCCGACGGAGGCGCAGGCGGATCAGGGCATGGAGTACAACGTCGAGACCTACCCGGCTGCCCTCATCGCTTCGTGCCACATCGAGCGGGACCAGTCAGGGGCAGAGGTCCCCGGGATGAGCGAGCAGGAGGCGCAAGAACTCCTCGACGCATGGCCGGACTCTGAGGCGAAAGCCCTTTTCACCAGCGCCCTGCTGGTCAATCAGACGCTGAGGGCGGACCTGGGAAAAGGCTGACCTCCGACCCAGGCTTCCGCGCAGAGATGGAGGTCTGCGCCTCGTACGGGATCCCGCACAGCCAGTTCACCGGGGCGGGAGACGGGCGTTGGTCGGCGCTCGACCGTGCAAAGGCCATTGCCTACCTCGCCTACTCGCGAACGGTGTGCGACTCGTGCGGGACCAGGCCGGAGGAGTGGGACGAGCAGGCGGGTGGCGACCGCTTCGCGTACGTCACCGAGACGCACCGGTGCGTCGGCTGCGAGCTGATCGCCATGGAGCAGGAGCAGGTCCCGGAGGGTCCGGAGGGGCGTGGGGTGAAGGTCGGGCTACGGCCCAGAAAGAAGGCATAGCCAGTGGCTGGGGCCTACACCCTCTACGTCCAGGTCCAGGCCGGTGTATCCGGTCTGGTCGGGGGCCTGCGGACTGCCGCAGGCCAGGTGACAGCGTTCGGCGGACAGGTCCGGCGACTCGACGGTGATCTCAACCAGCTCGCTGCAAGGTCGGATCGGACCCGCCGGGCGATGGCTACCGGGTTCACCGTCATGGGCGCCGCCCTTGGCGGAGCATTCGTCATGGGCGTGCGCAGCGCCATCGAGCTTGAGAAGCACATGGCGAACGTGATGACGATCTCGAAGGAGATCAACTCCACCAACGTCAGCCGCTTCACCGACCAGATCGTCGAGCTCAGCACCCAGCTCCCGCAGTCCGCCGACCAACTGGCCGAGGGCCTGTACCAGGTCGTCTCAACCGGTTTCGACGGCGCGGACGCAATGACGATCCTTCGTGTGGCGGCTCGCGGAGCTGCGGCCGGCCTGACCACGACCGAGACGTCCGCCCGCGCCCTGCTCGGCGTCATGAAGGCGTACGGCATGGACGCTTCGCAGGCCAGCGACGTCATGGACACGATGTTCCAGACGGTCAACTACGGCGTCGTGAGCTTCGAGGAGCTGGCTCAGCAGCTCGGCGACGTGGTGCCGATGGCCGCCGCGGCGGACATCAAGTTCGAGGACATCAGCGCAGCACTTGCGGCGGTGACCCTGTCGGGCATCCCGGCGGCGGAGAGCGTGACCGCGCTGAACATGCTGATCACCCGCATGATGAAGCCCACCCAAGACCTGACAGCGATGATCAAGGGCTTCGGCTACGAGTCGGCGGCAGCTGCCCTCAAGCAGGACGGCCTGTACGTCGTCATGCAGAAGATCCGTACTGCTACTGGCGGCAGTGCCGAAAAGCTGGTTCCTCTCCTGACCGACATTCGCGCAGTGCGTGCCGCGCTGGCGCTCTCCGCGGCGGACGGCAAGAACTACGCCGCCACCTACCAGGGCATCAGCCAAGAGGTCGAGCGAGCGGGGGCGACCCAGAAGGCGTACGCGATCCAAATGGACACCACCGCCGGCCAGTGGTCGCAGTTCCAGAACCAGGCGCAGGCCCTCGGCATCGACATGGCGCGGGTGCTGCTGCCTGCTCTGCAGGGCGTCGGGGAGTACCTGAACGTGCTGGCCGGCGCGATCAACGACCTGCCTGGACCGGTGAAGTCGCTGATGGGCATCTTGATCGCGGTCTCGGCCGCCGCGTTGCTGGGGAAGGCCGCGTTCTTGAAGTTCGGCGCGCAGCTCACCGTGTTCCGGACAGAGCTTGCTGCGGCGCGCGCAGGCGGAGCGGCGCTGCCGGCCGTCCTCAGCGGCGCCGGGATCGCCGTCGCGGGGCTCACCGCTCTGCTGGCAGTCGGCATCGGCATCTACGCGGCGTACTCGGCCAGCAAGCAGAAGGCCAAGGCGGCGACAGAGGAACTGGTCGACGCGCTCCGCAAGGAGCGAGATGAGGGCGAGCACGGAGCAGGACTACGGACCCTCACCGAACAGCTCACCAACAGCGATGACGTCAAGAAACTCAAGGACGCCGGCGTCGACGTGACGACAGCAATCGACGCCATCACCTCCGGCGGCGAAAAGCTCCGGAGCCTTCGAGAGGAGCTGCAACGAGGCAAGGACGCCTCGTGGGAGATGGGTGGCGGCGTCTACACCTACGACGTCAGCTTCGACCGGGCCAAGAAGGTCCTCGACAAGCAGCACAAGATCTGGTCAGACGCGGTCAAGAAAGAGAACGAGCTTGCCGCCAACATGGCCATCGTCAACAACAAGATCAAAGCAAACCGGCGTGACGCCATCGGGGCCTGGGACATCACCCAGTCCCTGCCGACAGACAAGAACGGGGCGCCCCAGTACACCGACGAGATGGAAGCGATGGGCAAGGCCCTCGCCTCGATCGTCGACCCGGCGAAGGCATGGAAGGCCGCCCAGGACCGAGTCGCCGAAGCCAACCGGAAGGCCGGACGCTCCGCTGACGCCTCCAAGGCATCGCTCGCCGACTACGTCGAAGAGCTGCGCAAACAGCTCAAGGCGCAGCGCGACTTCCAGAAGAACCTGGGCCTGCTGGCGGCCGAAGGACGACTGGATCTTGCCGACCACTTCGTGAAACTGGGCCCGGACTCCGCCCCGATCCTCGACGAGCTTGTGAATCAGCTTGAGAAGGGCAAGGGCAAGGTCGCCGACGAGCTCGAATCAATCATCCGCGAGTCGTCGGCCCGCTCCACCCCCGCCTTCCGCGCCGGCCTGGAGCAGCTGCCCGCGATCTCGGCGAAGTACGGAAAGAAGGTCGCGCGCGCCTGGGCGAATGCTGCGGCCACGAACGACCCCGGCAAGCTCGCACGGGTCATGAGGGACATGGCCGTCGCCGATATGTCGGCCGCCGCCAAGCGGCTCCCCAAGGCCGCCTCTGCACAGCTCGAACAGGGCATGAAGCTCCTGGCAGATGTGTCCGCCCGGTACGGCAAGGAAGCCTCGACTTCGCTGGCGCAGTCATTCCTGAAGGGCGACGTCGAGCAGATCCGCAGCCAGCTGAGCTACCTGTACGGCGCCGACATGCCGATCAAGGCACCCGACCTGGCCGGAGTCGTTGGCGCGTTCAAGAAGGCCGGCGCTCAGTCGAACAGCGAGTGGTCCGGGATGCTCAGCCTGATCGTCGCGGTGTCGCAGACGAAGGGAACGGAAGCGGCGACCGCGCTCACGAGCGCCCTGCTGTCCGGCGACATGGCCGCGGTGCAATCGCAGCTCGATGGCATCGGCGCCTCCGTGGGGCGAATACCCGGCACAAAGACGATCACGGTTAGCGTCAACAAGCCGGCCGCGGTCACCATCCCCTTCTACGCGAAGATCCAGGGCAGCTCGTGGGACCGAGATGCCAATGGTGTGCCCGACTTGATCCAGGCCCCCAAGAGGCAGGCCGACGGAGGGCTGCTTGAGTTCTACGCCCAGGGAGGGGTCCGGCACCGTGAGGAACACACAGCACAGATAGCGCCAGGGGGAGCGTGGCGTGTATGGGCTGAGCCGGAAACGCATGGCGAGGCTTATATACCCCTGGCTGGCGCCAAGCGGGCCAGGTCCAAGCGCATCCTCGAAGAGGTCGCCCGCCGATTCGGAGGCGAAGTCAGCTACCACGCCGACGGCGGCCTGTCGGGATTCGCGTACCGGCTGCCGACGTTGTACTCCCTGTCCGGGATCGCAGGCGATTCGCAGGACAAGAAGGGGCGCTTCAGCCTCACCCTTTTCGCCAAGAAGCTCCACTCCTCGGTCTCGACGGCCAAGCGGTGGCGGCACGACCTGGACACCGTGGCGCGCCGAGCCGGACAGGACGTCGCAGCTGCCCTGGCGGAGATGGGTGAGGAAGGTGTCTCGCTCACCCACAAGATGGCGACCGGCAGCTCGAAGTACCTGCGGTCCATGGCGAAGGACCTTCGCGATCTGGCGACCGTGTCCAAGGCGAGCCTCGGTGAGTACACCGGGCAGCTCCGCCAAGCCGTCAAGGACCAAAGCGTCTTCGAGCAGAACCTCGCGAAGCTGGCAGTCGGCGGCTTCGGCGACCTGGCCAAGCACCTGGCTGAGCAGGGCGACCAGGACGCCGCCGATCTCGCTGTCCAGGCGGTGAAGGACAGGAAGAAGGCGAAGGCGGCAAACGACGCCGCCCGCGGCGCGATGAAGACCGTGCCCGGTGATGGCCTGCCGGACCTGGTGGCCATCATCGGCGCGGTCAAGAGCAAGACGACCGGGCTGCATGCGGTAGCCGAGGCCACGGGACTCGATGAGGACCACATCATCGAGATCGCAAATCTGGGCCTTTCCCGGCTGAAGAGCGCGCTCGGCTTGAAAGGTGCCAAGTTCCTCAGTGACTTGACCCGCGCAAACAAGGGACTGTCGTACGCGACCGGCGGCATTCTCACGCCTGGTCTCTACGCCACATCCGGCGGACTGATCAAGTTCGCCGAACCGGAGACGCGCGGCGAGGCGTTCATCCCGCTCGGTGCCGCGCAGCGGGGATCGGCGACTGCCGTCCTGCGCGACGTGGCCGGGCGCTTCGGCTACCGGCTCACGCCCAGCGGAGTGAGCGGGCCCACCCGCCTGGTCGACGCACGCCCCGCCCAGGGGGTGCAGGTGGTCGTAGTGCGAGACGAACGGCCCGCGGCGCTGGTCGGCTCAATGCCGATCACTGTGAACGGGACCGCCACCGAGGGCTCCGCGCGCACGGTCGCGGCTGAGATCAACCGCAGACTCCGCAATGCCCAGCGGGGAGGGCGGATCTGATGGACTCCCTCGCCAAGGACTGGCAAGTGGACTTCGCCGGCGTCCTCATGGGGCCCGGAACGCCGTACCGGATCTCGGAGGTCAGCGGGCTCGGCACCCCCGAACTGCGCACCCAGGACGTTGAGCTGCCCGGCGATGACGGCGCGTTCCCGGGCGCGGACTACTACCAGCCGCGCGTGGTGACGCTCGAAGTAGGTATCACCGCCCCTGGAGACCCGGCCGCCGCCACAGATGCTCTGGCCGCGCTGCATCGGGCCGCGTCCAGCCCGTCCATTCGCCAGGACGCCGGAGACTTGGCCGTGCTGCGGATGCGCTGGCCGGGCCGAGACAGCGCACGTCGCCTGTACGGGCGTGTGCGCAGGGTGGAGACGGCCAGCATGAGCAAGGTCAACTTCGGGTGGATCCCGGTGACGTTGGAGTTCGCCGCGACCGATCCGCGCTGGCACGGCGAGCCGGAGCAGACGCTTTCCCTCCCGCTGTCGATCTCCACGACCCTTATGGGCTTCAAGGCTCCGCTCGTCGCACCGATCACCACAGGCGTCGTGGACCCCGAGCTGCGCACCGGATGGGCGTTCAACGACGGTGACCTACCGGCCTGGCCGGCACTGGAGATCCAGGGCCCGGTGAGCAACCCCCGCATCGTCTGCGAGCAGACGGGCCGCACGATCGCACTCGATTACTCGATCAAGGCTGGGGAGTCGCTGCGCATCGAGACGCGCCCTGGGACGCGGTGGGTGCTCCACGACGGTGCGAACGCTTCGTTCGCACTCACCCGCTCCTCACGCCTGGACCTGTTCCGGCTGCCTGCCGGCCGCTGCGAAATCACGTGGACCGGCAGTGACTACACCAACTCCACCCGCTTGATCGTCGCCTGGCGCGACGCCTACACCGCTCTTTAGGAGACGCACGACATGGCTCTCATCCAGCCGCCCCTGATGGTGAACGGCGCCACCCATTCGGCGCGGGTGATGCGCATGATGGCCCGCAACCTCGCCCGTGCCTCCGAAGGCGTCATCGAGGGCGACGACCTGAAGGTGAGGCAACTGGTCACGCCGAGCTCTGGAGTCCGGGTGGGCGACGGAGCGGCGATCATCACCGGCGCTACCTCAAAGTCCCAGGGTTCTTACACCCTGTTCAACGTGGGCGACAGCACCGTCCCGATAGCAGCCACCGGCAGCAGCGCCCGGAACGACCTGCTGATCCTCAGAGTGGAGGACCCCGAATACGAGGGCACCCTCGACCCGGCGAAGGACGCGATCGGTCACTACGAAGTGGTGCCCGGCGTGTCTTCCACACAGACGGTGGTGCCCTCAGGCTATTCGGCCATCCCGCTGGCCCGGGTCAACATTCCGGCGAACACGGCCACCATCACCGACAGCATGATCACGGACCTGAGGCGAATAGCGAACCCGCGCAGGGACCGCAAGCTGTACACCTCCTTTCCATCGTCGCTGTCTGAGCTGAAGTACCAGGACGGAAAGTGGCACACCTGGCCGACCGCCGCTTCCTGGCAGGTGTCGATCCCCGTGTGGGCCACGTCCGCGAAGGTTGTTGTCACGATCGCCGGGCTGCGCATGTACGACAACAGCATCTGGGCCAAGATGCAGACTGTCCTGGGCAGCGACTTCGGTGAGGACACCCTCATCGATGACAACCAGGGAACCTCGGTCCGGCGGCAGACGGTCGTCATCGCCGACAACATCAGCATCTCGGCGAGCCAGCGCGGAACGACGCAGAAGCTCTACCTGCAGACGTTCATGTACAAGCAGGAAACGGGGAACCTGAGTGTCGACACCGGCACGTCCATCATCCTGGACGTGGAGTTCAGTGAGGGCCTTCGCTGATGGCCTACCGGTACATCACAGCCCGCGCCTTGACCGGCGACGTGCTGGCCTGGGATCTGCCCATGACAGACGTTGAATTCGGCCCCTCGCTGTCGGCAGCGGGAACGTTCACCGGCTCCGTCGAACCACGGCTTGCGACTCTCGTGCGAGAGCAGGTCGACGCCGGAGACACCTGGCTGTACGTCGAGCGTGACGGGCGTCTGATGTGGGGTGGATTGGTCTGGCGTGCCAGCCCCGAGGGCTCCCAACTCCAGGTAGAGGCCGCCGGCCCCGGCTCCTACGCTGCCCGGCGCCACGACCTGCACGGCAACCTCGGTGGGCGTGGGCCATATGTCAACGAGGACCCTTGCAACGTCATCCGGGACGTGTGGCGCTATCTGCAAGAACAGCCGGACGGCGACCTGGGGATCGTCGTGGACGACACCACGTCGAAGGTGACCGTCGGAACTCCCGCCGACCGGTACAGCGTCGACTGGTGGGAGGCGCCGGTGCTTGGCGATGTCGTTGACGACATGGTGCAGGTTGAGGGCGGGCCCGAATGGACAGAGACCCTGGCGTGGTCTGGTGAGAAACCACAGCACCGCATCCGAATCGGATGGCCGCGGCTCGGCACACGCCGTACGGACCTCGCCTTCACATCCGGTGTCAACATCATCAAGCCCGTTTCAGTGGAGTACGACGCCGACGAGGCCGCCCAGGTGGTGATCGGCCTCGGCGCCGGCGAGGGACGCAACCGACGGCGAGCGATCGACGCCGTTCGAAACGGCCGCCTGCGCCTGGAGCACGTTCTTGAGGTGGCCTCCGAGAAGGGCGAGGACCGGCTCACCGCCAGGGCACGCACCGAACGCATCGCGCGGCAGGTGACAGGCGAGGTGACCGAGATCGTCGTCCGTGACCACCCGACCGCGCCTATCGGAGCGTGGCAGATCGGTGACGACGTCAGAGTGCGCGTGCACGACGAGTGGGCCGACTACGACATGTGGTCCCGAATCGTCTCCTACCAGATCCACCCCGGCTCCGGAGAAAGCGAGCAGGCCGTGATCCAACTCCGCCGAGCAGACCGATTCACCTACGGAGGCGGAGCATGAGCAATGAGGTAGCACGTCTTGCCGCCCGGGTGGCCGCACTCGAACGGCAGCTCGCCCGGACCACCCGCACTGCGCGGCTCGCCTACTCCTCCATTGAGGACGGTGCGATCGAGGTCCACGACCGAGACGGCGCGCTGACGGGAATCGTGGGTGTGCAACCGGACGGCACGACCGGCGTCACCGCGGTGAACGGCCCACCGCCGCCCACGCCCAGCGCACCGCTCGTCGAAGCGGGCCTGTCAGCTATCAAGGTCACCTGGGACGGGGGCTTCACGGACGCGGCCTTCGCGCCGCTCGACCTGGCGCGGGTACAGGTCCACATCCTGCCGAGCGCCACCGCGGCACCTGACGTCCGCAACCCTGTAGCGACCATCGAAGCCGGATCCGGGGCATCCGCGACGGTGGGGATAGACGGGCACGACGCTGTCTGGGTCAGGCTCCTCGCGGTCAACACCTCAGGGATACCGGGCGGCGCGTCGACAGCAGCGGTAGCCGCTCCCCGGCTGGCGGATGGAGGGGATATCGCGGCCGGCTCGGTGCGGGCGGAACACCTCGACGCGGACGCGGTGAACGGCAAGACGGTTACGGGTGCCGTGGTGCAGACGGCGACGGCTGGGCCGCGGCTTGTGCTGAACCCGGCGTCTTCTGATGGCCAGCCCGCGTTGGAGATGTACTCCGGGTCCAGAGCCGAGATCGCGCCAGGACGCGTCAGATCAGGAGTCCTCGACATGGGCAGCTGGCTTCAGCCACAGATCACCGTGGACTCACCCCTCGTCGGCGGATCGCGTGCCGACATCACGCTCCGGTCCCCGGCCATGGACGGCCAGGGGTCGGTCAAGCTCGAACCGTCGGACCAGACTGACGGCTACGCCCACGCCACGGTGCAGAACGGCGGTCCGAACGCCGACTCAGCGATCACCCTCTACGGATCTCGTGGCAGCAAGGCTGGGGGAGGAGCCCACTCAATCATCGTCAAGGGCTCCGGAATCACCGTCAACAGCGGCACACGGCAGATGACCTTCACTGACGGGGTGCTGAAGGCCCCGAACATCGTCACCGGCATCGTGACGATCACGCCCACTCCGAACACCCCCACCTCCATCACCGTCAGCGGGCTGAACGTCGCCGGAAGCGTCCACCGGGCCTTCGTGACCGCCTACTCCGTCGCGCCCGGCACCGTCGCGGAATGCAGCGCCTCCAACGTCAGCGCGAGCGGACTGACCGTGTGGGTGAACCGCACCAACAACGTCAGCACCAACGTGTGGTACCTCATCATCGGGAGCTGAACGGCATGACCTACCCCAGCGACGTCGCCGAGTGGCCGTCAGTCGAACTGACCGCGATCTGCCGCACTCCGGGATGCCCGGCGGAGAACATCCCCTTCACGGGGCTCTACTACGAGAATCCGGAGCCGCCGATCTACCGCGGCCAGTGCGGGCAGTGCGGGCAACCCATCGAGACCCTGCTCGGCGACAGCGACGGCCAGCAGATCTCGGGTCCTACCAGGGCGTCCTAGACTGAACTACGGCGTGGGGCCCTTGACGGAGGAGCCACGTGACCGCGCCGAACCAGGACCCCACTCCGTGGGAGCTGCTGCGAGCCATGCAGCAGCTGCGCGACGACCTGCGCTCGGACTTCGCCGAGCTCGGCGCGCGCCTCGCCGAGATGGTTACGAAGATCCAGTACGAAGCCGATCGACGCACCGATGAGCTTCGGATCAAGGCCATCCAGGACGAGCTCGCGACCATGGGCCGAACCTGGGAGGCGGAACGCGAAGCGACGCGCAGCGCACGACGTTTGGCGCTCACCGCTCTCGTCGCGCCGGTGATTGTTGGTGTGGTCGTCGCCATCTCCGTCAGCTTGCTCGGACTGTAAATTCACTTAAAGGCGCGGGGGAGAAGCAGGACGCGCCTCATGCCGGATCTCTGGCTGCCTGGTGCCGAGCGTCATCCGCTCGGAGACACCGCACCGACCGACACCCAGTACGCACCCCGCGTGATCTGGCACATCACCTGGGACAAGAACGCCTCGGCGAAGAAGCCCGCTGATCTCGTCCCCTTCGATCAGCTCGTCCGGTACTTCACGGGAGGGGGCAGCAGCTGCGCCCCCCACCTGTTGTGGGATCCGTTCACTGGGCGGACTGCCCAGTTCTACCCGGCCAACAGCCGGTCGAAGTCGGTCGTTGACTCCGCCGGCGGTACCAGGACCAACCGCACGGGCCGAGTCTGCCTCCAGGTCGAGACGCTGTTCTTCCCCTACTGCCGGGTGAACGGGCGGTCGTACGCGGCCGTTCGCGACACCCCGGCGAAGGGCCTCGACAAGATCATTGCCTGGGCTCGGAGCTGGGGCGTTCCCGACGCCTGGCCGATGGGCAGCCCGACCTGGAGTGCGAACCGCAGCGAGCGCATCTGGGAGGCCCGCGGCGGCCACTACGCGCATGGTCAGGTGCCCGAGAACGAGCACAACGACCCCGGGCCCATGCCGAAGTGGCCCAGCTCGGGGCATGCATCAAAGCCGGCGCCGCCTTTCCCTGGTCGCAGCGCCTTCGGGCCAGGCAAGTCGAACGCGTCGATCCTGCTGCTTGGCCAGCAGCTCGTCCGCCGCGGGTTCGGCAAGCACTACCGCGTTGGCCCTTCCCGGGACTGGGGCGAGGCCGACCGTCTGAACGTCGCCGACTTCCAGCGAGCTCAGGGGTGGAGCGGTTCCGATGCCGACGGCTTCGCCGGCCCCCAGACCTGGGCCCGCCTCTTCGGCTGACCTTCCATCCCCATCAAGGAGCCAACCATCATGAACCTGTACGCGTCTCTCTTGCGCACCGGAGTGCCGGCCGCGGTCGGCTGGCTCGTCGCGGTGGCCCTGCGGCATGGCCTCGACCTGGACACGACCGCCGTCACCGGCGTCCTCACCCCCGTCGCAATCTTCGTCTACTACGGGGTCTTCCGCTTCGCCGAGGAGCACCTGTCGCCCCGCTTCGGCTGGCTGCTCGGCTACGCCCGGCCGCCGAAGTATGAGGGCTCGCAGCTCCCCCTGCCGAGGACCTGACCAGATCGGCGTGACGCCGAGCAGCCCACGATAAGCAGGAAGAAGGCCCCCGTCTCTCGACGGGGGCCTTCGACCTCTTGGAAGCACCCACACTACCGGGTCTCCGGGGGGATACGGGTTCCGCTTCCACGCTGGTTACAATCTATATGCAGACGTGCCGTGAGCGGGAGGCGATGGAGTGGCAGGGGATCAGAGGCCAGCGGCGAGGAAGCCGTACCTGGCCGGCGGGGCCGAGTTCGCCGCGCTGTATGACGTGAAGAGGCTCCAGGTCAGTCAGTGGATCAGCCGTGACCACACGCTCGACTATCGGTATGCCAAGATCATCAGTGGGTCGCCCTACTGGCTTCTTCAGTTCGTGAAGGGCTTCGGTCAGACCACCCCGCGCACGAAGCACCTCAATGAGGTCGAGCTTGCGCGACTGATCAAGGAGCAGGACCCGGGGTACTGGGTCGGGGAGGTCGGCCAGCTTCCGCCGCTGGTGGGCCAGGCTGAGCTGGTGGCGCTGTTTCGGTTGCCGTCCGGCGCGCTGCTGAGGAAGGCGGTCGGCACGGGCCGCTTCCGTCCTGCCGACTACACCCTGTCTGGATCGCCGATCTGGCTCCTTGAGCCGGTGGCGGAAGACGTGCCCGCGCTTCAGGCCGGAGCGCGCGGGGTGGACTGGGCGGTCGACGAACAGGTCCTGGCTGCGCTGCGCGACGGCACCTACGACGGTCCCGGGGCCAAGATCGTGCCGCGCGGCAAGGCCGCGCGCCAACCCGCCAAGTAACCGCAGATCAGGGCGACTTGTTCTTGATCTCACCCCTAGTTGCATATAGAATAGAAGCGCACCAAGGGGGTGCGCTTCTATCTTCTTGGGGGTGGAGATGCAGGTTTCCAGGGGGCCGCCCGGCGGGGGTCGATGGCGTTGTCGATCGACATTCCTCCTATCCGGAGATAGATTCCAACACTCCAGAGTGTGAGTGCTATCTCTGAGGGGAGAGCCTTGCTGATCGAACAGCCGCCGTTGTTCGGCACCGTCCAGCCCGTTCGCCACCCCGCCGACGTCGGCGACCTGACCATCCAGCAGCGGTTCGAGGCGTTCCACGCGCTCAACCCCTGGGTTCTCAGGGCGCTGGCCCGGATGACCGCCGACTGCGCGGAGAAGGGGTTCGGCCGCATCGGCATCGGGATGCTCTTCGAGCTCCTGCGCTACCAGTACGGCGCGGCGACCCGAGGCGACGAGTTCGCGCTGAACAACGACTACCGCTCCCGGTACGTCCGGCTTCTGCTGGCCGAACACCCGGAGTGGTCCCCGCTCTTCGAAGTCCGCGCTCTGCGCACGGACTGACCACGACCTCTTGGAGCCAGATCGTGAACGCACCAGCGGGCGCCGCAAAGCCGCCTGCCATCAAGCTCAAGACCCGCAAGCCGACCGGTATCGTCCCGTGGCCCCTTCTCCTCATCGAGGGCGAGGAAGGCGCTGGCAAGACTTACTCGGCCGCCCAGTTCTCCAGCAGTGACCGCATCGGCCAGATGTACTGGATCGACCTCGACGAGGGATCGGCCGACGAATACGCCGCCATCGAAGGCGCGAACTATCTGATCATCGAGCACGACGGAACCTACCGGGACATCCTCGAACAGGTCGAGGCCGTGCACGCCGAAGCCCGGCGCGCTGCGGCAGCCGGGGAACCTCCGGTCGTTCTGGCCATCGACTCCGGCTCGGCCTTCTGGCGGATGCTGACCAACTGGACGTACGAGCGGGGCCGCCGCACGCGGAAGAACCGCGCGCTGCTCCAGGAGGACCCGGACGCCGCCTACGACATCGGCCGGAACTTGTGGAACGACGCCCTGGAGCGGTGGAACAGGATCATCTACCTGCTACGCACCCTGCCCGGCATCTCCATTGTCCTGGCCCGCGGTAAGCAGGTCAGCGCGACGGACGACAACGGTCAGCCGATCCAGAACAAGAGCGAGTGGAAGGTGGCGGCCCAGAAGGACCTGGGCTTCGACTCGACCTGCTGGGTGCGGATGAAGCGCAACGCTGACCCGCAGATCATCAAGGTCCGGTCGCTGCGGATGCGCGTGGAGCAGAAGAAGCCGCTGACCCTGCGGGACTTCAGCATCGAGGACCTGGTCTTCAACAAGCTCGGCTGCTCCGTCGAATCCCAGCCGCGCATCATGCCCGCGCTCGCCGGCGACCTGGTACAGCCGTGGCTTACCCGCATCGCCGAGCTGAAGGACAAGGAAGCTCTCGGCGCGCTGTGGCGCTCCGTCCCGGACCCGGCCAACCGCCTCAGCCGGGAGGAGATCGCCACTGTCCGGGCCGCCGCTGAGCAAAGGGCGGCCGAACTGGACAACCCGCGCTCGGAGATGGGCGAGGGCCCACTGACCGACGCCGACAAGCTCCGCGCCGCCGCCAAGCGGAAGGCCGCCGAGCAGGACGCGGACGCCGAGCAGTGACCGGCCCGCACTCACATCTTGGAGAACTCCCATGTCTGTAGCCACCACCGTTGACGGTGTCGCGCCCTCCATCTGGGGTGCCGCTCACGACGTCGACGCCCGCCGCCCCCGCTCTCTTCAGACCCAGCTCGGGGCATCCGACACCGTGTGCGGCCGACGCGCCGCGTACATCCTGCACGGCGTGACTCCGACCGATCACGCCGACAAGCGCGCCGCGATCCTCGGCACGTTCATCCACTACGGCCTGCTGGAGTCGGCGCGCACGGAGTACGGATGGCTGGTTGAGCGGAGTGTCCAGGACGACCTGATCCGGGGGCACGTCGATGTCGTCCAGCTCGACGCGACGACAGCCGCTCGCCTGCCTGCCCGGCACAGACCGGCGATACCCGCCGACGTGCTCACCGTGGAGGACGTGAAGACGAAGTCCACGTACATGTGGGACCGAGTCCTCCGCTACGGCGCCACGGCCGCCGAGCTGCGGCAGGTCCACCTCTACGCGGGCGCGCTGCACGAGGAGGGGTTCGAGGACGTACCCGGCCAGCGATACCTATCCCGCCTGGGGCCACTGGACATCGGCCGCATCCGCTTCCGCTTCATCAACCGCGACAGCGGCGCGGAGCACATCCAGGAGATCGACTTCGACCCCCAGCGGGCTGCCGAGGCCCAGTGGTGGGTGGAGCGCGTGCGCGAGACCAGCGACCCCGAAGAGATGCCGCGCGACTTCAACGGGCCGGGCCTGGACGCCATCTGCGACTACTGCCCGTTCCGTTCCCTGTGCTGGCCGGGGACAGCTCCGGGCGTGCCCGAGCAGACGGCACTCATTCACAACGACGCCGACCGCGAGCAGGCGCTCATCGACTACGTGAAGGGACACGAACTCGCCAGCGAGGGCGACCGGATTAAGAAGTTCGCACGCAAGAAGCTGGACCAGTCCCCGGCCGGAATCTACGGACCCAACAGGCTTTCCTGGCGCGGCGGGAACGACGAGGAGAAGGACGACGTCGAGGCGATGGTCGACCTCCACGAGGTCGCCGGCATCCCGGTGCCGATGAAGCCGGACGCGGATCGCATGGTCAAGAACCTCAAGGCGGCGGGGTTGCCCGTCCCACGGCGGAAGACCGGCAAGAAGACGGCTCCGGTCATCAACGTCGGGCCGGCCTGACCCCGGAACCCATGACCTCTCAGCCCCGCCCGTGAACGACGGGCGGGGCGCCCCGTCCTGCCGCCGTGCTCGTACCGCCCAAGGGGAACCGTGTCCATCCAACTGATGATCGCCGCGGCGTATTTGCCGCCCGACGTGCTTAGCCAGAGCCAGAAACTCGCCCTCATGAAGATCGCGGACAGCGCCGACGATGAGACGCGCCTCGCGCGGCCCGGCCTGACTCGCCTTGCCGCCTGGGTCGGCGTGACCGACAAGCGCGCCATCACCATCGTCACGGAGCTGATAGCCAAGGGGCTCGTCGAACGTGTCGAGACCGGTAAGGCGGGCCGCGCTGCGGTCTACCGGGTCTTCCCGCTCGGCGTACCGCCCACGCCGACCACGCCGGAACTCAAGGCGGCTGCGGAGTCGCGCAAGGCCGCCCCCAAGAACCCCCGCAAAGCCCGCTCCGGGGTGGTGCGTTCGGCTCCGGCCAAGCCCGCGATGACGTATCAGGACGTCGAAGCCCGTGAGGCTGAACGGCGGCAGAAGGCCGCAAAGCCGCAGGTGGGAGCAGGGTTCCACGGGGGGAACCCAGAGGAAGAGGCAGGGTTCCACGGGGGGAACCCGGAGGGGCCAGAGGGTCGGGTTCCACCGGTGGAACCCGATGAGTTTCACGGGGGGAACCCACTGGGTTCCAGCGGTGAAACCCCTTCCTTTCCTGGTTCTTCCTCTGTCCTTCCTTTCCCCCCTACCCCCACGGCTGACGCCGTAGGGGAGCCCGCGCCCGCTCCGACAGGCCCCCCGACGCCGGATCGCGAGGAGCCACAGAAGGGCTGTGCAAGGCATCGTGGGCGCCCTGCTGCCTCCTGCCGTGGGTGCGGTACCAACCCGCGCGCAGGACGTGAGAGGGAGCGGGATGAAGCCAAGGCGGCGGAGCACCAGGCGCACGGTCGTTTCTGGGATGAGTGGCACGAGGATGCGGCCGGTCGCCGCCAACAGGTCGAGGAGCGCCCGGAGTCGGTGGAGGCCGCCCGCAGGGCTGCGCGTGAGGCGGTGCTTCAGTCCAAGGCCCGCAGGCAGAAAAAAACTTAGGCGCCCGAACGAATATTCCGCCAGGAATCTGGACATCCCTGGTATTGCATATAGAATAGAACCGGAAAGAGGGGGAAGGGCTCCCTCGAACCGGAAGGACGACATGAGCTACCTGCCCACCCTTCGCCGCGAACACAAGGGCGCGCTCGTGCTCGACGGCAGCGCCGCCGCTCACGAGCAGATCTGCACCCTCGCCGACCTCTACCGCGAAGACCCCGAGGGGATCGGGGACATGCTCATCCAGATCGCCGACCTCAAGGATCAGGCTGAGCGTGAGCGCGCCCTCGACGGTCTCGGTCATGCCGAGCATGTGCGGGACGAGATCGTCGGTGAACTCCTCGACGAGCTCGGCGGCGCGGAGATCCACCTCGACCCCCGCGACAGCCACCACGCCCTCATGCAGGCGCGCAGCCTCGCCCACCAGGCGCAGCACATCGCCGACGCGGCCAAGGGGCGCGCCGACGAACTCGCGGTCCTGACCGCCGTTGCCCGAGGGGCCCGGGGGGAGCGCCGGCGGCCCTCCGGCTGCTAGCTGCAGTCGTTTCAATCCGTTTCCAAATAGATCCCAACTCTGTACTGTTGAGCGGCACAAGACCTCTTGGAGAGAACCACGTGAGCAACGACCTCGCGCAGATGGCCCCGATGCCCGTGCACGACAACACCGACGACCCGCTGTGGCGCAAGCTGTGGAACGCCTACGAGCCGGTCATCACCGCGCTCCGTCGCATCCCGCTCGTCACCGACGTCGAAATCTCCGGCGGCATGTTCGGCATCACCGCACAACTCACCGACGGATCGCACCTGTGGATCTCCTCGGTCGAGGAACTGCCCCTCGACCCCAACAAGGTCGAGGGCTGGCACGTCAGGCGCGGCCACGAGGACAACCCGACCATCGACGAGATGGTCTACAACTCCACCGAGGACGGCGAGCACTCGCAGCACGGCAACAACGTCGTCCCCCTCGTCCAGGCCATCACCGCCTTCGTCACCGAGCGGCACCTCGCTCCCCGGCTCATCGACCTCATGTCCGTCCAGATCGACGGAGTGACGAAGAAGCACAAGCCCATCAGCAAGCTCATCCAGGGCCCCTTCGATGACCGCCACGCGGCGGTCAAGGAGTACGGCTACGCCACCCACGACCTGATGCAGAACGGTTGGCGGTGCATTCACGAGCAGGGCGGAACTGACTGGCCGCTCACGGTCTGGGAGAAGAACTGCGAGGTCGCCACCGTCTACCTCGCCCACGTCGGTCAGGTCACCGCCTGATGCCCGGCACGGAAGCGGGCCAGCCGCGTACGGCCGAGGAGACCATCAATCGCCCGTGCAACTGCGTGATCGCCCACGTGCAGAACGCCGACGAGCGAGCCCAGGTCCAGGCCGCGCTGGACAACGCACTCAAGACCAACGACGCCCACGCCGTGCTGGTCGCCTGCATGCAGCTCATGCAGCCCTGCCCGGCGCGCGACGAGCCGGTGACGCGATGACCGCCATGTACGCGTTGCTCGCGCTCGCCCTCGGCGCCGCTGCCGGCCTCGCCGTGATCGTCGTCGACGAACTGCGCTGGGAGGCCCGTAACCGGCTCCCGCGATGCACCACCTGCGGCGAACAGCACCACCGACACGCCGCCCACCGCTGAACGCTGCCCGGCCCGGCCTGACGCCGGGCCGGGCAGCCGCAGACCTCTTGGAGAAACCCCGTGGGATACGACATCTACATCCAGACCCCTGACGGCAAGCCCGCCGAAGGTGACGAAAACTATTTCCGGTTCGCGATTACCGCCATGCCACGCACACTCGACGCGATGAGCAATTTCGGGATGCTCGTGGACCTTCCCATCCCGTCCTACCCGACGCTTGCCGCCTACGGGTTGAAGCGTGAGGACTTTCAACCCGGCGCCAAGCCCGACCAGGCCACTGCGACCCGCATCGCCGAATACCGGGCCGCGTACCAGGCAGTCACGGACGCCGCCGAGCCCGATCCCACCGGGATCCCGGCGTACAAGCTCGCCTGGAGCGACGGCTTCCTCGTCACCGTCGCCGAGATCAGCGCCGCACTGGCCACCTACGAGGCCCACCCGCAGGTGGAGATCGCCGAGATGCCCGTTGGTGACCCGACGTGGAGGCGCTGGATCGCCTTCCTGCGCCGCGCCAGAGCACACGGCGGCCTGCGCACCCACTGATCCCGGCTGCCGCCCGGCCCCGCCACCACGCGGGGCCGGGCTCCGTAAACCTCTTGGAGAAGCACACCACCATGGCCACAGTCATCGACCTGCTGTGTGGCGCGGGCGGCAGCAGCACCGGGCTTGTCGAAGCCGGTCACGAACTGATCCTCGGCATCAACCACTGGCAGCTCGCTATCGACACGCACGCTGCCAATCACCGCAATGCCGATCACGCGTGCATCGACATCTCGGGTTTCCCGATGCGCTACCTGCCCAACGCCGATGTCCTGTGGGCATCGGTCATCTGCACCGAGATCAGTCCGGCCGGCGGGCGGCGCCGCGAGACCAACCAGATCGACCTGCTCGACTTGCTCGAGGAGGGCGAGGAGTGGGAGGCCCTCACCAAGGACGCCTTCGAACGGACCCGCGTCACCGGCTGGTGCGTCGTACGCGCCGCCGAGGCCAAACGATTCAAGGCGATCGTCGTCGAGAACGTCGTCGAGTTCGGCCTCGACTGGATCTTGTTCCCGAAGTGGCTCGAAGCCATGGAACTGCTCGGCTACCAGTACCAGATCGTGTGCGTCAGCAGCGCGCACATCGGCGACGACGTCAACCTGCGCGCCCCTCAGTGGCGCGACCGGATGTACGTGGTCTTCACCCTCAAGGTCATGCGCAAGCCAGACCTGGAGCCCAGGCCGCTCGCGCCGTGCGTGGACTGCGGCGAGGACGTGCACGCCATTCAGACCTGGAACGTCGAAGGCGTACGCATCGGGAAGTACCGGCGCGACTACATCTACCGCTGCCCCAACACCCGCTGCCGACACGCCATGGTCGAGCCATACGTCCGCCCGGCCAGCGACATCATCAACTGGGACGACCTCGGGACCCGGATCGGCGACCGCAAGAAGCCCCTCGTGGACACGACGATGGACCGTATCCGCGCGGGCCTCCTCAAGTTTCCCTACCGCCCCAGCTCGATCACGCTCACCCACGGCAAGGACGGCGGAGACAGGGCTTACGCGGTCGAGGACCGGCCGCTTCCCACACGGACGGCCAAACAGGGTGACGCGCTCCTGGTGCCGACCGGCGGCTCATGGAACACCGACGCCGTCCCCGTCGACGTGCCGCTGCGGACCCGCACCACGCGCGAAAGTGAAGCCCTAGTGACGGTGGACCCGTTCATCGTCGAGTACCGCAACAACGCCACGGCCAGCCCCGCGAGCCACCCGCTCAGCGGAGTCACTGCCCAGGGCAATCACCACGGCCTGGTCACCCACGCCAGCCGAGTGCCCGAGCGGGCACGGAACACCCTCGTCGTGCCGTACCGCAAGGCCGCGGTGAAGACGGCCGCCGAACCCGTCCACACCCTTTCCACCCGCGACTCGGCCGCCCTCGTGCGCAGCGCCCCGAGCATCGACGACTGCTACTTCCGGATGCTCAAGCCTCGCGAACAGCTCGAAGGGCAGCGGTTCCCTGCGAAGTACGTGGTCTACGGCAACCAGGCTGAACAGACCATGCAGGCAGGCAACGCGGTTTCCGTGAACGTCGCCAGGTGGATAGGCCAGCGATTGGAGCCCGTCCTGTGACCGGATCTCGCAGTGCACTGCCCGGTACCCACGTCACCGGCCACGCCCCGTGCTGGGGCGATCCCGACTTCGCCGTAGCCGACAGCCGCTGGAAGACAGGTAAGGACCTGGTCGCCATCTGCGAACCCGTCCTGTACGTCTGCGGCGGCTGCCCGTTCCGGGCCGCCTGCATCAAACAGGTCGTCCCGGCCAAGAACGAGTTCGACGGCGTGTGCGGCGGCCGGATCTGGCTCAACGGCGTGATCGTCCACGCCCTCCCGGACGCCGACCCTTCCGAGCTTCCGCCTCCGGTGATCCGCAAGTCGTGCGGCACCGCCGCCGGGTCCCGGGCCCACCGACGAGCTGTCGAGCAGCAGTGCCCCCGGTGCGAGCCCTTCTACCAGCCCGGCCCCAACCCGCTGGACGCCGAGGACGACGCGCAGCAGCTCGAACTCCCCAACGTCGCCTGATCCATCGAAGGAGAGACACCCCGTGCTTGAAGACCGATCGATGCGCGAACTCCTCGGCCCTGTTGCGGCCGTGGCGCTCATTGCCCAGCTCAACCCCGATCTGCCCGCACCCCGCATCGAGTTCGCCCCCATTCACCACGACAACGGGGAGTACAGCGCCGGGGTTCGGCTGCTCATGTACAAGCCCGAGGACGGTGTCTACGAACGGTGGGCGCACCTGATCGGCAGCAGTGATCCCGACTCGCACACCGACCCGACGCCGACTCCCCAAGGCAACCTGTGCCGCCGCACCTACGGCGACTACGCGGACATCCCCGTCGAGGCCGTCGCCTACGTGCCCCGGGCCGTCGCCCAGGTGCCTCCGGCCGCCAACCACTGGGCGCTCGCCCTCAAGGAACCCGCGGCCTGACGTCCGGCCACCGACCCATCTCCCAACTCACAGCAAGGAAAGCCATGAATAAGAACCTCCTCATAGAGGACGTCGCCACCAAGCTCGGCTCTCGCGCCGCCGCAGCCGAGGCGGTCGAAGCGGTCTTCGACTCCATCGTGCGCGCTGTCGCCGACGGCAAGAGCGTCCGCGTGACCGGGTTCGGCTCCATCGCGCCTGTGGAGCGCCCGGCGCGGTTCGCTCGCAACCCGCAGACCGGCGAAAGAGTGCAGGTGCAGGCCACCCGCGCGGTCCGCTTCCGGCCCGGAGCGTCGTTCAAGGCCCTGGTCGACGGCACCAAGGCGCTCCCGCAACACGGCAGCGCCATCAAGAAGGCGCCCAAGACGCCCCGCACCTGACCTGCCGACGCCGCCCCGGCCACCGCCGGGGCGGCGTCTGATCCCGGAGAGCCCAGTGCCCACCCTGCACCAATACCCGTATGCGGCCCCGAAGGCCGACGCTCACTGCGCCGTGATCACGCCGGCGCTGCGTTACCACGGCCACCAGCCGCAGTCCCCGGGCGCCTTGGCCGCCGCACTCCACCACCTGGCCACCACCGATCACCCCGAGCCGAAGAACGGAGCAGCGCAGTGACGCACGAGGAGATATCGGACCGGGTCTGGGAAGCCGTCAGCCACTGGGTGGAGGGCCGTCACGAGGAGTCCGTGCAGATCCTCGCCGAGCTGGCCCAGACACAGACGCCCTCCATGATGTACGGCGTCGCCTGCGGCATCGCCACGGTGGCCAAGGCCGCCCTGACGAAGATGCACGGCCAGCAGACACACACGTCCTTCTGGGGCATCCGGACCCTCGATGGTTCCCGCCCGGAGGACACCGTCCCGCCCCACCACCTATTCGCCGCGCGCTTCATCGCCGCCTTTCTCAATAACGACACCGACACGGCCCTGGCCCTCTACCAGGCAGCCTTCACCTCCAAGGACCCCGAGTTGTGGCCCGCGTGCATGCACACGCTCCTCGCGGCGACTGGGGAAGCCGTGCTCGCGGCCACGCCGGGAGCCGGCCGGTGAACACCTCCGCCACGTACTCAGCTGACGGGCTGCGCCACGACGTTGCCGACCCGGCCACATGGAGCGTGCGGGTCTGCGCGGACCGCTGCGCCACATGCATCTTCCGGCCGGGCAACCTCATGAACCTCGATCCCGGGCGAGTCGCGAGCATGGTCAAGAAGGCCGTCGCCGACGAAGGTCACATCGTCTGCCACGACACGCTCGGCACCGAAGCCCCGGCCATCTGCGCGGGGTTCGCCGTCCACCCGAGAGGGCGCGCGGCCTCGCTCGCGCTCCGCCTCGCCCGAGCCGGTGTGCTGAAAACCGTGCTCGTTCAGCCGGACCGGGAGACCAAACCGTGACTGGACTGCTCGCTGTATTGCTCCTGCTCGGCTGGATCGCCGGAGGCATCTTCTTGACTGCCTTCATCTCGACCCTGCTCGAAGAGGAACCGCTCCTGCGCCTCGCGGCCCAACTGCAGCCGGTCGCAGTCGCTCTGTACCTCGCGATTGTCATCGTTTTCTGGCCAGCCGCCCTCATCGCCCGTGCCGTGGCCGCACTGGTGAACCGGGAACGCCCATGAACCACATCCGAATCGGCCGCATCTTCGCGGCCTGCCACCCGCAGGACACGGCGCGCATCCGCATCGTGCGGTACAAGGAAGGGGACATGCGCGCCGTGGTGGCCGACGCCGCCACCGGCGCCCGCCAGCGCCTCATCCTCGCCTCCAGCCTGCACCCGACGGCTCTCACTGGAACGGGCAGCAGGCGAAAGAGCGGCTATGCGCCCGAGGCGGCACCGGCCGAGGCCACGCCGCCGGCGACACCACAGCTCCAGAAGCCCGCGGCCGAGATGGCGGACTGGTTCGACGGGATGCCAGGGCGTCAGTTCAGGGTGGCCATGCCCCCGCGGATGCTGCTCCTCAATTCCAACCAGCGGTTGCACCACCACCGGCGCGCAGAGATCACCAAGGTGCTGCGGCGTGCGGCCTGGGCCGCCTCGCGAGGCGTGCCGCATCTGGAGCGGGCACACATCATCGGCGTTCTGCACCCCGACGACCAGCAAAGGAGAGACCCGGCCAACTGGTACCCGAGCTTCAAGGCGTGCGTCGACGGGCTCGTGGACCAGGGCGTCCTGGACGACGACGACCACACGCGCGTCGTCGGTCCGGACATGCGGCTTGGGCACGTGGTCAGTGGGTCACGTCTGGTCCTCCACATCCGCGATCTCACGCATTCGCAGGCCGCTGACCTGCGGAAATAAGTGGCGTCGGGGCGAGATTCTGTGCGTGAAAATCTTGCCCCCCACCCGATTGCATATAGAATAGAACCAAGAGTAGGGGGGGAGGCCTCCCGTGAACCGAGGAGCGTCCATGAAGCTGATCGACCCAAAGGGCATCGCGGCTCGGCTGCACGAGCTGGATACCGATCTGAGCCGCGTCGAGACCGTCTACATGTCGGAACGCATCCACGTCATCTTTCGCGCCGCATGGAAGTCCTCCCGCACCGACATGGCCTTCGAGGCGTGGGTCGCCCAGTTGCCGGAGGGCCTGCTCGATGTGGTCATTCGCCTGCTGCCCTTCTTTACCGGAGGCCGCGGCGACGGCCTGGAAGTCGCCTCAACTCTCCTCGTCCTCCTGCACCTCCAGGACGACCTGCGCGCCTGGTAGTCCGCATGAGCCCGCCCGGCGGCCAGTGGTAACCACCCCCGGTCGCCGGGCGCAGCTACACCAAGGAGCCTATCCGTGAACCCCGTTGACCCCTGCCCACTCGCAGACCGTCAGGTATGCCTGGCCACCCGCGACCTCGCACGCGCCGTACTGCGGCGCCTATGCGTGACCGCAGCCGGGATCGAGCCGCGCATCAAAACGATCATCGCGACCCAGACCGACACCCCCGGCGAGTACGCCCTGTGGCGCCTGCACGGCGACGACGGGCGCCTCCTCCTTCAGTTCGACCTGCTCAAGGAGCCGGGTGCCGCGTGGGACAACCTCACCGGCGACGTGTCCCTCCTTGGTCGGCTGGCCAACCTTCGCACCCATCGGCCCGGCTACTTCTACGTCCATCCACTGCCGGACCCTCGCGACATCGCCATCCCGCTGCCTTCCAACCCCCGGGGACTCGCCCCGCGCACGATTGGACCGCTTCGGTGATCACCACAACCAACGCCACGGCTCCGGTCGTGGACTTCCCTCGGGGCTAGCCCCCTATCGCCCGAATTCGGGCCGCACCGGGCCCTGAATGCACATAGAAAAGAAGCATCTCACCCCCGAATGGAGACACCCGTGCCACCCCGCAACTCGATACCCGTCATCGACACCCCCGAGCACCACCTCGGCGCCATCCTCCTGGTCCTGCTCACCCGCGCCCCCGACGACGCCACCCTCAAAGCCGCCGTTCACCTCGCCGACAACGCCGCCATCGCCTCCTGGGCGCTGCGCCCGGACGCCCTCGTGACGCTGTCCGTCGAGCAGTACCTGCAGCTCCTCCACTACACCGCCGCCCCCCAGGTCCTCGACCTGGCCCTGTACCTCGGCGGCGACAGGACGCAGATCCGCACCCTCATGGACCACATCGCCCAGCACGTCGATGACGTCCTCGCCCACTACCCGCCGCCCACCCGACAGGCATGACCCGCGCCGCCGACACCTCCCAGGCCAAAGGAGCCACGTGAGCACGTCAACCGAGCAGCAGTGGTGGGTCATCTACCGAGAAACCGTCATCCGGTTCGAGATCGTCGCCGTCGAACCGCCTCCCGGCGACGACGCGGCCTTCGACGAGCGATGCGCCCAACTCGAAGCCGACGGCCTCGGCGCGTACGTCATCGCCGCCCCCGACGCGGACACCGCAGGAGACATCGTCGGACGTGCCTGGGTCGAGGCGTTCCTCTCCGACCCCCAGCGCCTCGCGGCCGCCGACGCCCACCTCGCCACCCTCAACCGGCCGATCAAATAGACCACTTGGAGAACTACGTGCACCTCAACTCGATGCAGATCCTGTGCTGGGACGTGGCCAACCGCCTCGGCGTGCACCCCGCTGCCGCCGAGAGCGCGCTGCTCGCCACCCTTGAGCACTTCCATGCCGAGGCTCACCACCCCGCCGTCGCCCGCGCCGGACGCACGCCGGCCGAATACCTCGACGTGGCCGTCACGACCCCACGCTTCGCGGCCACCCTCTCATCCAGCGCCCTCATGGCCGACGGCCGAGAGGTCGATGCCCGCCTGAACTGGGAGGCGTACGTGCAGCGAGAGGTATCGGCCGCCAGGCTCGCCCACAAGGCCGTACCGGCGACCGCCCTCCTCGGTAACCCCGACGCGGTCCACCGCATCGGCCGGGGGCTCGGTCTCAGCGACGAGCAGACCGACCAGTTCATACCCGGCATCGTGCTCACGCTGGCCGCCGGCTACCCCTATCGCACAGCCCGCCAACGGCACCTCAGCCTCACCGACATCCTCGCCCAGATCGCCGCCGAGGACCTGACCGAACTTCTCCGGCACACCGCCCTCAGCGCAGCCGGTCTCACCGACGACGCCGCCGCCGTGCTCCAGCGCATCCAGCGCGCGGCCCGCTGAGCTCACCTCCGTGTCGGCCCGCGCCGGGCGGGCCGACACGGGGTGCCCCCCAGACCTTCCAGCAGGAGAAGCAACATGAGCCAACTCGACCTCTTCGCCGACGCCAACGAGTCCGACGAGTCATCCGCCCCAACCATCCTTGCGCCGCCGCCCCGCAGGTTGTTGACCGACCTGCCGCCGGCGCCCGCCCCCGTGACTATCTCCGCCCAGCCCCGTCCCGCGCTCGCCCCAGTCAAGCGCAATCTGGGCCACTACCGCCCCTCGCACAGGGGCCCGCACGAGACAGCGTTCGATATCGCCGAGGCCGTCAGCTACGCCTGGCACCACGCCCAGGGCGGGCCTGGCATCGAAGTCCCGATGGGCGTAGTGGCCACGCTCGCTCTGTGGCCCATGCGCGGCCCTGCCGCCTACCTCGCCGCCGACTGGTGGCTCAGCCTTGACGACGGCCAACTCCTGTCGGCGTTCCGCGAATGCTGGGCGCGCTGGTGGATCATGCGCCCGGACTTGATCGACCGAGCCACCCCACTGCACAAGTGGGTTGACGACGAGGAGCCCGGCCCGAAGCGTGCCGGTGCCATCAGGGCGGTGGTCGAGGCCGCTCTGACCAGAGGGCTGCTCCACTTGACCAGCAGCGACGACGCGTACTACCGCTCCGCCACCGACGTGATGGGTGCGCTGCTGGCCATCATGCGCTCGAAGGGTGCCCACGATGCCCTCGCGGAAGTGCATACGCCTCCGGACGTCGCAGAGCTCATGGCGCGGATGATGCTCGATGACGCGCCGCTCAAGCCGGGGATGAAGTTCGATGAGCCCGCCGGCGGAACTGGCGGGATGTACCGTGCGGCTGCACAGGTCATGCGGGAGAAGAACATCGACCCGCACGACTTCGGATGGTCGCTGACCGACATCGACGAACTCGCTGCTGCCGGAGCCGCCGTCAACGCGATCATCTGGGACCTCGGCCCAAGCGTCCTGATTGCCTGTGGTGACACCCTGCACGACGGCAACCTGACCGCGAAGGCCGCGCAGCAGGCGCGCGACTCCTTCGAGCGGCGCGACGAGCTGCACTCGCAGGCCGTCTTCCTCGCGGCGCTACAGAAGGTCGAGGCGCTGGTGCGCGACATAGCCGCCTGAGCAGGACGGACGCCACCCAAATCTCTCGCAGGTGATCTTGCCCCTACCCTGAATGCATATAGAATAGAACCAACGGAAAGGGGTTCCCGATGACCTACAAACGAGGCGACCGCATCGCGCTCGTCCACACCACCGACCCACACACCGACCTCACCGAAGGAGACCAGGGGACCGTCCGGCGGTACGACGCCAACCTCGCCCAGCTCTCCGTCGACTGGGACAACGGCTCCACCCTCTCGATGCTCCTGGACGACGGCGACGAGGTGCGCCCCGCATAGCCCCGTCGGGCCCGCCCCGCGCCGGGGCGGGCCCTGACGTCACACCAGCAGACCTCTTGGAGACACGCCCATGCTCATCACCGACGCCGCAGTCCGAGAAACGGCGGCCACCCTTGCCCAGAGCCTCGGAGGAGACTGGATTCTCGACCCCGAAGCACCCGCCGACGGCGCGGCCCACCTCATCTCCAGCGACGGCCGGGCCATCAGCTTCCGCCCCATCTTCGGCGGAGCCACCGTCCAACTCTGGATCACCGGCAACGCCGCGCCCACGCTGCTGGACGACGCCACCCCGGCCGAACTTGCCGCTCACGAGGCGCACATCGCCGCCCGCCTCCCCGAAGGGCACCGCTACAACAAGGCGACAACCCTCGTCACCGACGACGAGGAAGACCCCGCCGTCATAATCCTGCGCACCCTCGAAGACCACCTCCTCCCGGCCTTCGAATACAAGCCCCGCTACGTCGGTCACCGGCCGTGGATAGACCTCTTCGACAACGCCCTTGCGGCCGTCACCGCCGAGCGCGGCGCCCTGCCGGCCGCCACCGACGAAGCTCAGCCCGTGGCCACTGCCGAGCCCGCGCCTGCGCCCGAGCCGGGGCCCGAGGCTGTTGCCGAGCCGGAGCCGGAGACCGAGCCCGAGGTCGACCCCGCGACAGAACGAAGTCCGCAGTCGCAAGAACCGGCGGGTGAAGACCACTCGGACGACGCACCCACCCCCGCCGACGAATCCCAACGCGGGGACGCTCCGGCCGGGGGCGACACCCAGCCCGAAGCAGCCCCGAACCGGCGCCCCCGCAAGCGCACGTCCAAGCGGCGTCCCAAGGCCAGCAGCAATTGA